TCACAAAACAACCTTTATCTTTTCAATCTCTTTTCGCAGGTCATCCAACTCCCGATGTCCATATATACGGTTGGTAATATCATTGCCGAATGAATGGCCAAGCATGCGTTTTCTATCATTCTCCCGTACCCCGTATTTCTCACAGAGCCGCGAGAAAGTATGCCTGCAATCATGGGGCGTGTGTTTGGGCTCATTTACAAAGCCGAGACTATTAAGCAGTCTATCCATCTGCTCCCGGAAATCTTCGGGTCTGCACGGAAGGATGCATCCAAATTCTTTTAATCGCCGTTCAACCAAGGGGAATATGGCCGAGTGTATAGGGACAGTGCGATCCTTTCCGGCATCGGTTTTTGAACCGCCAAAAAAGTATTTTTCATCCAAGTCTATCTTCATGTCTAGGTATTCGGAGATACGCCACCCGGAATAGCATATAATCAGTATCATCTCAGCAGTTACGTTATGAACGTTTTCCCATAAGGTTTTTAACTCAGCATCGGAGAATGGAACGCCATGTTCGTCATCATCGGCTTTTTTGATTTTGATATACTGGCTGTAATCCTTATCACACCAGCCCTGGCCATCAGCGTATTTATACATCTGTCGATATAGGTTTTTGATGTGTTCCAGACTGGCATGCTTTAACGTACAGGCGTCAAGGTTATCCTGCAAATCCTTTGAGCGTAAGGCCCTAAATTCTTTATCATATAATGATTTACAGTTCCTGTAGCCAGCCTGGATGGCCCGGACAGTTGAAGCTGAGTATTTGTGCCCTTCCGTGAATTTATCGGCGTAGAAGGCCTTGTAGACCTCTGAGAAGGTCTTTTCCGGCTCGTCCGGCTCTATTCCTTTGACACGGTTGTAATCTGCCATGATTTTTTCTATCAGGGAATCAAGGGCACCAGGGTTATCGGGCAGCTCCAGGGTGGCCTCCATGCCGGGGGTATAGGTACCGGCTTTGTAGGATGTGAGGATAATGAATCCCTTCATCCAGTCATCCACGTAGCAGAGGGCCGGGGGACGGTTCCCATCAATGTCCGCCGGCGGGTGGACTGCGTAAGGGTTCTTCCGGCTCTTGCCAAGGTATCGGATGGAGCCGTAGCCATTGGGGAGACGGGGATGTTTCTTGCGTTTTGGCATAATATTATTCCTTCCCGTTGCGACATCGCAACTGATTTTTGGTATAAAAAATACGCCCCTTGCTAGGACGCTCCAGGAATGATATAATCCAAGTGTCTATGTTTGGATTATCTTCCGGGGGTAGCCTGGTAAGAGAATCTATGTGAAAAGCTTCTGTGTTGGTAGCACAGGGGCTTTTTGCATTTTATAGTGTGGAACTTGGTCTTGTTATTTTACATGAACTGCATGTGGATTGAGAAACGTCATTTATGTGACCACATGTAGGGCACTGCCACGATGATTTTGATATATCCTTGATTCCACTATGCGTTTCTAAACTGGAATTAGCTGTTTTCGCCTTAACCATATCATCATACGAAATACTTGCCTTCTCATTGGTGGATTTCATAGAAATATTCAAAGCTTTAAAAATGGCTTCTTGGCGTTCCAATACTTCGCTTAGGGCATATAGAATTATAGATAAAACAATTGAGGGTAAGGCACAACTCAAAAACAGTATGACAGTCATACCCCAATCCCTTTCAAACTCTAAGCTATGGTAATCCATTACTTTACCAAAAAAATTAGCAATAAATATGCTTCCAATAATACCTAGGAATAAGATGACACCCCCAAAAGTTTTGCTAATACTTTTCATATAATCTCCCTCTTTCCATTCGTTTTATCAAAAAGCCATAGGCTGATTAATCAAAATTATTACTAAATAAATGGAAGGCCTTCTTCTTCCACACCATCAGGTAATGAAGATACTCGTGTTTTAAAGGATACCATTTTTCCGTAGTGAACAAATATGTATCTTTCTAATTCTCCAATAACGGAAGGCCTTTTCCCCATATCGTAGTTTATCGAATCAGGGAAAACAATGCAGATGCAGTTATCACCTCCGTTTTCTAGTCGGGTATCCCGTAAATAACATGACGCACCGCCTCCTTGTTCCTTTACAATCTTGTTCCAGTCTTGAATTATTGCATCAAGGTTTATTTCCTCGTTCAGTGATTCCTGCTCCTTGTCCCAAGGTATAAGCAGTTTACTTAGCGAAAACGTTGTTTCAGATCCGCAATATATGCAGTAGCGAGCATTACCAGATGCTAAAGCACCGCAACCGTTTCCGAATTCATCAACATTTGCACAGTGATTAACTAATTCACTTCCGCAGATGTGACAATAAGCGCCTTCGGGAGATATTTCTTCATTATCACATATAGGACAACGTAATGCTTTGCTTTTTTCATTTACTTTGATTTTAACTGGGTATTTCATTTTTCCATTCCCCCATAATAAAGAGTTGCTGCCGCATATAGGACAAAAGTTAGATTTCGCTGTTGATGTACTATTACAAATATTGCAATGTTTGTTGTTAAAGTAATTCAAAAAGCGTGAAATTATTTTAAAAGTAACTTTTGTATAATTATTCCAATACATATCAGAATGTAATAAATCCAACCTGGTTTTAGCCGCATCGTTGCTCATATGGAAAAAACTACATATGTTTTCTTTTGATTTTTCTGGTAGTTGCTCAATGATTGGAGCGGGTGCCAGCACATTTCGAGCAAAGGCATTTGCCTCATTCTCTAAAATTTTATATTCACATTTAGATAATTTTTTACATCTTAAAATCGTCTTTTCAAAGTCTATAAAATGTTTTAAGTATATATGTCCTATTTCATGCATTAATGTAAACCAAATCCTGTCAGTTCCTTTTGTGTCGTTGTAAGCAATGGTATAATTTTTACCATTAAAAATAGTGTATGCCTCATCTGTCATAAAGGCTGAGGAGATATCATCAATATCACAGCACATTTCTTTTGCCAATGTGCTGTATGTAGTTAGCGCCCATTTATGGCGCTTAATAATTTCATAAGGAGATACGGGGAAACAAGTAATATTTTCTTCAATTATAAATTCTGAACTTCTATAAGCCACATAATAATAACGAGCTTTGTCTGGTATTTTCATTTTTCTAATTCTTCATCGGCACTATCTGACATGGATTGTATTAATTTTAATAGTAGTTCTCTTTTTGACGGAGACAAATCCTGGGCTCCTCTAGCAATTGCTCGAATATCTGAAGGAAGAGAATAAATATCGTTTCTTTCTGAATCGTCTTTTCCTCTCATGAGATAATCTACTGTTACATCCAGATATTGAGCAATTTGTTGAATTTTAGTGGCATTAGGAGTACTTTTTCCCAACTTACTTATATATCCTTTTCCGAAACCGAGTTCCTGCTCAAGTTGATTCATAGAGATATTTTTTCTTTTACATAATTCCTGTATACGTTCTTTCAGGTCCATAAGATAACTCCTTTTTAGATGTTCTGAAAAAATCGCAAAATTTACTTGACATTCTGAAAAAATCGCATATAATATAATCATAAGATTCTGAAAAAATCGCAAAATATTATAGCAATAATAAAATGTCTCTGAAATTTTGGATAATCTGGATTGACAACTTGATTATATGATATTTTCAGAACTAAGTCAATATAATTTAGCGATTTTTTCAGAATAAATAGGAGGTGATAAAGTGAGTAATATGAGAATTTATGACAACATTTGCATGGTGGCTAAGAAAACTGGCATTTCAATCAATTCAATAGAAAAAATAGCTGAGCTTTCTACTGGAAGCCTGTGCAAGTGGAACACCGTGAGTCCCACTGTAAGAAGTTTAAAAAAGGTTGCAGTGGCTTTAGGAGTATCAGTAGAAAAACTATTGGAGGAATCAGAAGAAAAGGAGGATACATAATATGAGTGGTATTTTTAATGAGGTTTTTACAGGAAGAGACACATCAAGGTTGACCCCGATTGAGATTGCATTGGGGGTTGATGAGAATGGTATGACCACAGCAAAGAAACTGTACGATTTTCTTGAATTGGCAAAGGGGCAGTTTTCAAGATGGGCAAAGACCAATATTCTTGATAATCCATTTGCAGAAGAAGGTGTTGATTATTGGGGGTTCGACATCAATGTCGAGGGCAATGTCACGCAGGATTATAGAATCACTTCTCATTTTGCAAAGAAACTTTCCATGAAAGGAAATGGGAAGAAAGCAGAGGACGCCAGGGAGTATTTTACCAAGGTAGAGGATGGGGCTAAACAGATGGTTCTCCGGATGCAAGAGATGTCTCCGCAGCTGCAGGTTATGATTAATATGGAACTGGAACAGAAGCGGCAAGCCAAAGAGCAGGAGCGGCAGGCAGCTGAACTGAAAGAGGTCAAGGAGAACCAGAGAACCATTGCCCAGGCGCTGATAAAACCAGCCGAGGTAGATTTTCGAACCTGGGTAAACAGCTGTCTGTCTGCAATCGCAGAGAGCGAAGGCTACTTATACATAGGAAGCGTCCAGGAAAGGCACCGTGCAGTGAGAACGGAGAGTTATGAGCGCCTTAACCGCAAGCGCCCATGTCGGTTGGATCTGAAAGTGAAAAATGCCAAGGGTAATGCGGCAATCGCAGGAGCCAATGACAGTCAGTTGAACGCCATTAATAAATTGACAGTGATTGAAAATGACAAGGATTTGCGACCTGTATATGAAGCCGTAATCCGGGAGATGCTGGCGGCCTATAGAGTAAACATATAAGTCGGACAGGCTAATAGAATGGAGGATTTGACAAATGGAAAATAACAAGACTGTTAGAAGAGAAGATTATGAGCATGGGATGAAGTATGGTGAAGAGGTTTATTGTGGTCAGGATTTAAGAGATTTCATCGGTATGACCATCAAAGATGTTAGCTCGAATGACATAGATTCGAATGTCATTATGTGGCTTGAGGACGGAAAGAGAAGCGTTGGAATATATTTTGATAATCTATGCTTTGATGGAGAAAACATTAAAACCATGGTGTGAGATGGCTGTGCGAAGGGTTGGGCCTTACGAAAGGACAAATGCAAGGCGAGAGGGTGAAAATTCAAGAGGATGTAGTATTAAAAGAAGGGGAACGAAATCTCGTCCTCCCCACCAAAGGTGCATTGAAATCTGCCCAGATTGACAATCTTATCATAAAAACTGCCCTAAATTGAGTTTAGAAAATTTTAATAATTTGATTTTTTAATCCTCTAAATTATTTTTTAGATGATGTAAAAATATGGAAATTTCGGCGTTCCATAGAGATGTTATTTTAGCCCATTTCTTATTATCATAAATCATAATTTAGTTGATAAAACCTTGATTTTATGCGGATTTGAGGGGATTGTGCTGTCGGAATTTAAGTGCTATTATACCCCATACAAATAGTACATTGACAATTACATCCATCCACAGCAGCCATCCAGCTGTAAGCGGTAAGAACGTGAATCCGCTGTGAAAGAGTGTATCGGAATATAAAGTAATGGAAGGAGAGTGTTCCTGTGACAAGACTATGGCTAAGTCCTGAGGAAGCGGCCCCTGTCCTGGGAATGAAACCGGCGAAGATTCGGAATTACATGCGCAGGGGTATCTTGGACCTGGGATTGGCAATTCCACCGGAGAAAACTGGTAAGACCATGTGGGAGTTCCGGATATACCCTGCGAAGATTGAAAAGATAATCGGAGAGAAGTTGGAACGCCCAAAGGAAGGGGAGAAACAGGAATGAGACGGAACAATGAGCCGGATAAGATGCACCGGGCACTGGCCATCATAACAATGGTGATGACGGTGTTGTATATGTACAAATGCTGGCAGGTGGACCAGCTGGTAAGAATGATATAGGAGAGGTAAGGACAATGGAGAAAGAAACCAAAGAAGTGGTATTGAGCCATATTAAGGATGGGACCTATGTTTCGGACATGCTGTTCGATGTTCAGAAATTAATGGCCAAGGCTGGGATGGAGCTATATGCAAAGCCATGCTGTGACCGGATTGAGGCGGCCGGCCTGGTGGACAAGGTACATGTCCTGCGGATTCCGACGTCACCATGGAATCTGCAGGTGGATGCCGATGGCATGGAGGCCTGCCGTGAGATATTGGAGGCATACCTACAGCCTGAATATCTGAATGAGATGTATGAAATCATCAAGGGGTGCCGTGACTGGACCATATCCGTCAACAATATGCTCTATTCCTTACGGAAGATAAGCAGTAAAGACCTTAAAGCTGACTTGATGGACGCCTTCGTATATAAGGTAGATGAAGACGACGAGCAGGACGTCACGGAGCTGTTTAAAGCGGAGTTAGAGAACCGGAAGCTCCTGGGCAGGATGCGTAAGTTGACAAGGAGGGCTGCCTTTGTAATCCAGATGTTAAGGATGTTCCCCGGTCCGCTCCAGATACTGGTACCATTCATCAAGGAATCATGGAAAAGCTGGAACATAGTTGGAAATGTGCCGTATGTAGAGAGCAAAGGGAAATATACCAAGGCATTGAGGCGTTTTACGGATATCCATGGTGGTACCCACCGGATAGAAAGGCTACAGGGAGACGACCTGGCACGATACATATTCCTGGCGGTCAAAGCCTATGGAAAAGAGAATCCTGCAGAGTTCAACCATACAAAAGCTTATAAGTCCTGCCTGGAGATAGAAAACAGGTGCCAGGAGCTTAAGCAGGTTATGGAAACCATCGGCAGGTTGACCCCCATGGAGCTGCTGAGAATGTTCCCGGTTGAGAAGGAATACGACGGAGAGAAGTGGGGGACTAAGGATTACTTCTATACCATGGACCGATTAAGGCGCCTGCCGGCAGACAAGCCCATAGGGGACGCCCAGGACGTTGCCGTTCTCCTGTGGGACTATCAGAACTGGGACCTAACGGAACTATTATTTCAATGGCAGAACGTTCTGGAGGATTTACACATCTATTGCAATGATTCTGGGCCACATGATGAACTTCATGACAGGATGATGCGGAGGGCGGTGTAAACGGATGGGGAGAAGCAGAGCAATGAAGCCGACCCGGAACCAGAAGGCACTGATGAGTAAGACTGGTCTGGTGGTAAAGAACTGGCTGGTGTTGGAAGAAACAAAGACGGAGCTGAGGCTTGTGAGCCGCGGCGCCGGCGTGAGGCGCACAATAAAAAAGTCCCTAACTAACGCCAATTAGTTAAGGACAAGCATAGGCCTGGAGGCACTATACCAAAGTTCAACCAACTATAGTATAGCACCTCTGAGCCGGAAAGGGAAGAGGATTGACGATGGAAAACAAAGAGAATGTCACAATAATAGACATTGACAATGCACTGTTTGATATTGAAGTTCTGGCAGAAAGAGTTCAGGTAATGGTAAACGACGTGGACCAGGATTATTTCAATTTGGATATAGAAAATACAGGAAAGATGTGGAAGATAGCACCGCCATTTTATACCACGGCCGGTATCAAGACCAGTATCGCAAATGACATTGTATTCGACCTATTAAATAAAATCAGGGAACTACGAGAAGTTTTAGATAGTGTTAGTAAGGGAGGCATGCAGATATGACACTTCCAATCAATAAGGAAGAATTCGTGGATAAGTGGCTTAAGACCATAGGGGAGCATGATGATACAGACCGTGAGATGGCGGAGGCAATTGTGAGCTTGACCAACAGGGCATATTATGCAGGTCTGGCAGAAGGCAGGAAGGAGGCCGCAGAATGCAGAGAATGATGTGTATTTCAGTGGAGCAGTATAACCGGATGGCTGAAAATTATGACAGCGCTGTGGAGGAGATAGATGATCTCAAGGGATTACTGAAAACAGTTCTTGAAAATACGGGTAAAGTTGTACCGGTGCAACAGAGATGGGACATAGAACATGCCACAGGCAAGGATGACATAGTCAAGGAGAGTCTGATTAACGCAATTGTAGTGTTCCTTAAGGGTATGCATGTAAATGCAGCGTGGAATATATACTACTTCATCCTGGGTATGAGGCAGGTACGTGGTAGAGGAACAAGCAAGGGAAGGAGGGTAGCGACATGAAATTGAAGGATATAACAGTTAAACGCATAGCCCCCGGTGAACTTCCATCTATCCTGTGCTTCCAGCTGAATTATGAGTATCACACAGAGTTAGGTAAGTTCGTGGTGATGTTTGACGGGAAGCAGCAAATCCTTTATGTGAATAGGAATGTGCCTGAGGATGATATGCAGAAATTTATAGATATTGTTTCCTATCCGAGTCCGTATATTAATAATCCTGATTGTCCTATTTTCGATGTGATGGACCATGTCAGTACAGCTTATGGATGGAAGGTATATGAAATCCTGATGTCGGCATATAGCGACCGTCAGAAGAAGATTAGGGAGGCCCTGACAAGAAAGAAATCGGAAGGGATTGTCCCTGTAATACAGGAATACATAAGGTCTGTAATAGACGATAAAGCTCCGGATGTATTTGACGATATGCTGGTCAGTTGTATCTGGGATGCCGGACGAAACGTTGAGCTTCAGACGGAGTATAACCAGACGAGTTATAGCACGAAGTATGTATTTTATCTGGGATATCTGATGGGGGCCGGGAAGATAAAAGTGTAGGTATTGTAAATATAAACGCAAATATTGGATATTGCGATATCGCAACAGAAGGGAGACCAACATGAATAAAGAAGAGATAAAGAAAATTGTGGTGGACTACATAAACAAGAATGAATCGGCCAGCTATGCGGAACTGCAGTGGCTGTTTGAAGAGAAGGGATATGACTACAAAGGTGAACTGCGGTCCTGTTCGGATGTCTGCGAGCATGTGGTGTTCTGGAGCGGCTGGAATGCGGAAGCCTTTGACTTGATGACGGAGCTGCTGCATGAGGGAGTGGTCCACCGGGAACCGGCACATCCCCTGCGGTATCTTCTGGATGGGGCCGCCCTTACCCTACCAAAGGTACGGCGCGCGGTGCAGTATAAGACGGACCATTGGGCGCCGGTGGTATTCGTGAAGGGACCGGATCCGGAACTTGTGACGTCACAAGTTAAGACGAAGGAGAGGATAACGGAATGAAATGTCATGGTTGCGGAACCGATATGAAGGCCGTTACATACAATTCGGATGGATATAGTGAACGATTGGTTGTCCTGGATAATTTCAACCCCAATTCCGGAAGGTATGAAATGGTTGGAAAGGTTATGTACTGCCCGGAATGCGGAAACCTGCAGGTGGATATAGGCAAAACCGAAAGAATGTAAAGTGGAACTATGTATTACATTGCAATGATGCAAAATTAAGATTTTCCAGAGAAAGAAGGTATGGCATGAAAAAAACTAATGTGATTGTCAATAAGATTACCGGAAACCTGAATACTAAAAACATTTCACTGGTTGATAGCGGGTTTCTTGCAAGCTATGGCGGTATGGTTGCCATAGGATATAAGGGCGGAAACCGAGATTATATGTTATCGGTGACAGCCGAAGATATGGAAAAGTTTCTTCACACGGGCGGGAATGTTGCTTTGACGTTGGAGGAAATGCGGACAATGGAAGCAGAACCGGTCTGGATAGAAGTCTTGGACAGACCAGATTTGAGTAGGTGGCATTTTATAGTTCGCACAAGCTCCCTGGGATTGATTGCGAAAGATGGATTAGGGCAGTATGAGTGTTACCCACACAATGAAGATAAGCTGACCTTTGGTGGTTGCTATTTTGACATTGAAAAAGGTCACGGTTATGGTGTGAAGTGGTTGGCTTATAAACATAGGTTGGTCCGTTAAACTGACATTTGAAGAATATTTAAAAGCGGAAACCATTGTCTCACTAATTGTGAAACAGCGCATGTGGATTCCGCCGGCAGGAATCCGTTCTCGACCACGTACACCCTGAATGCGCATCCAAAGGGACAGGCGGCTATTCCTGCCCTTACATTATGGCAAGGGCATAAAAGAATGTCAATAAAAAGATGTAACGGCGCAAGCCTTTACATATAGCAACTGGTTAATTCGACCCAACACATGCTTATAATATGTCACGGTATGAATGCATGAGGTGTTGGACTCACAGGGCGGAGCTTTCTGACCATCCTCCGCCCAGAAAGGAGGCTATTGATGATAATAAAGAAAATAGAAGAGATATTGCAGATGCAGACATTCGGAATGTATTACAAGGCCTGTTATCAATGGGCGAAGCTCTTTGAATATATAGATATGGCATGGATATATTGTCCGGAAAGTGGAAGAAGTGGCGAACTGGACATGGTGGCAGACTTTTATCTTCCTGATCAGGATGCGTATTTCATTGTCGATCTTGGACGGCCTGGCAGAGGGTATACGAATTGTAAGGAACTGTCCGGGAAGTTGAAAAGGCTGATTGTTCTGGGAGGCCCTGATGGAGGATTCCGTGTATTTGAGAATGGAGAAGATTATTCCAAAGTAGAATCCGCCCTCTGCCAATGCGCTTCCTGTGGAAGGTATTTCTTCATGAATGAACCGGGGAGCTATGAATGCAGGGTATGCGGGAAATATGACGGGGATCATCATCTATCACGCTGGATAGATGGGTGTGAAAATGTATTTGCAGATGTTCCGTCAGACTGCGACTGGCTGTTTAAAAAGACAAGGGGGTTATAAGTTGGCAGAACGCAGGATGTTTTCAAAGAAAATTATAGACAGTGATTCTTTTTTGGACATGCCGCTTTCAACGCAGGCTTTGTATTTTCACCTGGCCATGCGCGCGGATGATGATGGGTTCCTTAATAATGCCAGAAAGATTATGAAAATCGTAGGGGCGTCCCAGGCTGACTATGACCGGCTGGTCGAGGATCGGCTTGTCCTTCAGTTTGATGATGGGATATGTGTCATCAAGCATTGGAGGATACATAATTACCTCCGGGCCGACCGGTACAAGGAAACGCAGTACACGGAGGAAAAGTCGAAGCTGTACCTGAAAGAAAATGGTGCGTATACCCTTAATAAAGATAAAGCGGTTGCCAGTCTGTCAACCAATGGTAAACCACTTGACACGCATATGGATACCGCTGGTTACACAAATGACAACCAAATGTCTACCTGGTTGACGCAGGATAGGATAGGTAAGGATAGGATAGGTAAGGAAAGTATAAAAAAATATATATGTCCGGAGCCGGGCAAGCCCGCTCCAGACTGTAGCGATATTTTTCTTCCTCTTGTTGATGGCACTTTTTACAGTGTACCATGGGATAGGATTAATAATTGGTCAAAAGCATTTCCGGCTGTGGATGTGGAGCATGAGCTGCGGAAGATGCTGACATGGCTGGACAGTAATCCTAAAAAGCAGAAAACTGCACGGGGAATCAACCGCTTTATCAATGGCTGGCTTTCCAGAACGCAGGATAATGGTGGGACTGGCCATTTCATCGAGGAAAACAGAACATTGACAAAGACCAAAGACGGGAGGATCCTGCAATGAAATTTGATGAGAATGAAATCCGGAAAGCCATCTCCATCATGAAACCAAAAAACAGCCTTTTTGAAATCCGGGTCATTGCCGCAGGAGGCGGGAATGCGAGTGGTTATTTCCGAGATACAGATACCTGTATTAATGCAATGCGGGGAATCCGTATGGATGGAAACAGCAATGTGTATATCACGCTGAACGGAATTAAGGATGAATGCCATTCCAGGCAGCAGAGAAATTGTTTTGTGCGCAATGCAAAACCTAACACATCTGATTCGGATATCTATTGCTTTGATTGGCTGATGGTGGACATGGATCCGGTCCGCGCGGCCGGCACGTCATCCAGCGAGGAGCAGATTGGCTATGCGAAAGAAAAATGTAATGAGGTCTATGCCTTTATGAAACGGACAGGATTTGATGACCCGATAGTGGCCTTTAGCGGGAATGGGGCACACCTCCTGTACAGCATTGGCCTGGCAATGAATGACGAGAACAAGCAGCTGGTCAAGGACTGCCTGGCAGTGCTGTCCTTATTCTTCTCTGACGACAAGGTTGATATTGACACGGCCAACTTCAATCCGGCCCGGGTGTGCAAGCTGTATGGTACTCTGGCGCAGAAAGGGGCCAATACACCGGAACGGCCGCACAGGATGAGTTATATCGTGCAGGCGCCGGAGAACCCAAAACAGAATGACAAGGCACTGCTGCAGAAACTGGCGGGCTACCTGCCGGTCCCGGACAAGCCGCAGGGCTACAACCGGTTTAATCCCAGGGAGTTTGATTTGGACCAGTGGCTGGATGAGCATGGCCTGCATTACGCCAAGGCCAGCTATGGCAGCGGGACCAAGTACATACTGGAGCATTGCCCCTTTGATGAAAACCATACAGGGAAGGATGCCTGCATATTCAAGATGTCTAACGGCGCCATCGGGTTCCACTGTTTCCACAACTCCTGCGCAGACAGGACCTGGCAGGATGTCCGCAGGATGTTTGAACCGGACGCCTATGACCGGCAGTATGTGAGGGAGGAGAGGCAGCCAAACTACCAGAACCCCAATTATGTGGTGGAGAAGAAGACGGAGATCAAAATGGTTGATGGCCAGCCGGTATTCTTTACCACGGAACAGATCCGCCTTATGGAGGAGCCGCCGGAGGAATTCATTAAGACCGGGGTCGATGTGATAGATCAGAAGATGCGCGGGCTTAAGAAAGGGTTTGTTACCTGTCTGAGCGGACTGAGAGCCGCGGGGAAGTCCAGCATCATCTCTCAGATAACGGTTGAGGCTTCCCAGCAGGGATACCGGACGGCACTATTCAGCGGGGAGCTTAAGCCTAAGAACTTGCTGAAATGGCTTCTTCTGCAGGCCGCCGGGAAGATGTATGTGAAGGAAACACAGTATGATAACTATTACGTGGTACCGGAACCTTATGACGAGGTTATATCCAAATGGCTGGATGAAAAAGTGTACGTCTATAACAACTATTACGGCAATGAGTTCAGTTCCATCATGGAGCAGATACGCAAGTGTGTTGTGGAGCATAAGGTTGATCTTATGATTCTGGATAATATGATGGCGCTGAACCTGATGGAGATGGGCAGCGATAAATACCAGCAGCAGAGTCATTTTGTGGAATGCCTGGAGAATTTTGCAAAGGCAGCAAATGTCCACATCCTGTTTGTGGCGCATCCCAGGAAGTCTGTTGGGTTCCTTCGGCTGGACGATGTGTCCGGCAGCAATGATATCGTGAACCGTGTGGATAATGCTTTTATTTTGCACAGGGTCAACAATGACTTCAAGCGATTGACAAAAGACATGTTCAAGTGGAAGGATGACAACCTACTGTATCAGTCCACCAATGTGATTGAAATATGTAAGGACCGCGATGGCGGCGTACAGGATGAGTTTATCCCGCTATTCTTTGAGGCCTGCACGAAGCGCCTCAGGAACAGCCCGGGGGAGAATAAGATATACCCATGGAAGGAAGAAATGGCGAAACTATTTGGAACTAATACCGGGAAGTTTGAGTCTGTACCTTTAGGCGAGGAGTTACCGTTTAGTTAAGGAGGATGCATGGATAACGAGAAGGTGAAGGGAATTTTCTGGAAGAGTTATAACTGGTTCTGGAATAAATGGAAGGATGAGATGTTGCCCAGGGAATCAGACAAATGGGACGCGGTGGTAAAGGATGCCAAAGAGGTTATGTGTGAATATGACTGCCGGATGTGCAAGAAGGTTATTTTGGCACTGCTGACAGAGCTTGAAGAGCGGAGCTGGGGAAATGGAGGAGATAATGTGAGAGCGTATAAGGTATCGAAGGAATCGGAACTGACCGTGGAGGAAAAACTTGAGGCGGTCAGGGGCTATGGAGTAGCTGACCTGTTATATGTGATAAGGGAATTTGAGGAGAATCCGGGTAAGTACGAACCAGAAGTGATTAAATTGATTGTGCAGCAGCTCACGGATAAGGGCATTATGTTGATGTATTGAGAGGGGGATGTTTTTGAGGCAGATATATTATAACGTATATGACTACGGGCGCCTTGTTGGTTCGTATGCGACCATGGATATACAGACTATGCTTCATTGCGGCCGGCAGATACCTGAACACTGCGCGGCAGATGGAAAAGCATACCGGGGCAGATATACATTCAAGCGGCTAGGTGACTATGGGGATGTTAAGTCCGGCAATCTGGCGGCTGAATGGGACAAGGTGAGATTTCAGATTCTGCATGGAGCTGGAAGTGGTATGGGAACAAAAGAGACTACGGGTTAAAGAAAGGAAGGGGCAGCATGAAGAAAATAAATAGAATCATGATGGTGCAGAGTATGGTGAATACCCTGGTGGACAGCATCAAGGAATATGAGACATTTGAGAACAAGAACGGATATCCGCCTATGTATTGCAACACTGAACAGTACAATACAAAGGAATCCATCAAGAGGCGGATTGTGCAGGCCAGGGCGGAGCTGAATCAGCTGGCCAAGGAACTGTAAGGAGGTAATCGAATTGGAATTGACAGAAAATGAAAAGAAAAAGGAGTTCCTGATGTCCTATCAGAAGGAGAAGCGGCGGGTCCGGCGCCTGGAAGAGCAGTTGGAAGAACTGAGGCGGAATAAAATGTCTCCTTCTGTCACCAATGACGGGATGCCGCATGGTTCGGATAAGAAGGATTTGTCTGATTACGCAGTGAAGGTGGACGAGATAGAGCAGGAACTGGTCGCGGCCCGGTACAGCCGTATATGTGCATTTCAGGAGGTGCAGAAGCGGATTGAGGCCATGGAGGATGAGGTAGAGAAGGACTTGCTTACATACCGATATCTGAGAAATTTGAACTGGGTAAATATAGCTGTAAAGATGGATTATAGTTGGCAGCATCTACATAAGATTCACGCAAGAGCATTGAGAAATTTTAAAACGTGCGATTGAATGCGAGGGTGCTGGTCTGCTATAATGTATGAAAAGAATTGGGCCTACCGGAAACGGAGGCCCTTTTGCTTTCCTCTGCCGGGTGATTCTCAGACCAGCGAGGCATCCTTTTGTGGAGAGGACAGTCAGATAGAGGGTGATATAGATATGCTTAAGTCATGTAAGTACTGCGGAAGGATTCATGATAGTCAATACGACTGCGGAAGGAAACCACCACAGCAGAAAAGGATAACCTACATAGACCGGTTCCGTAGCTCTAGGAAATGGAGGGAGAAACGGGAGCGGATACGACGGCGGGACAAGAATCTCTGCCAGGTGTGCATTCGTAACCTTTACGGCACAGACCGGCAATACAACTATGAGAACCTGTCCGTCCATCATGCCATACCGATTGAGACGGACTATGACCGGCGCCTGGATGATGACAACCTGCTGACGGTGTGCGGGATACATCATGAGATGTGTGAGAGTGGAGAGATACCGTATGAGGTGGTGAAACAAATAATAGATGAACAGGAGGAGAGCCAATGAAAAGGAAAGCGCTATTTGATGGAAGGCAGAACTTAATTGAGAATCCAGAAAGCAGGATATTCTATGAATGTGATAGGAGGTTGTGCTCAATCTGCAATCCGGAATGTACCCACATATCAAACATCAGACATGCGCAGAACTTTCAGTGAGAGAATGGTGTATTTGTAGAGAGTAGGGTATCCCCCCGGGAGTTGTTCAAAAAATAGACACACTTCCGGACACCGACGCCCCACCTCCAAACACACAAAATCTTAGAAATGAGAATATCGGCCCAGAAAGAAGGTGACAGGATGGCAAGGCCAGCTAAATCAGCCAGGGTAAAGACTGGCACAATCACAAAAGAAGAAGAGGCACAGCGCCTTGAGCTGGAGGATAAGCTCCGCGGGAAGAATGACAAACTGGTGCCGCCGCTGTACCTGACGGAATCCCAGATGGAGATATTTAATTACATCATGGCCGAACTGCAGGAGGCCGACATCCTGGGTAACCTGGACCTGTTCATCCTGGCTCAAACCGCCATTGCTGTGGACCGCATCCAGGAGCTGGACCGGAAGGCCAACGATAAGAAGGAACTGCTCTTTGAGAATTCCTTCCGGATGGCCAGGGCCGAGGCATCAAAGGAATACTTCCGGTGCTGCAATGAGCTGTGCCTATCCCCTCAGAGCCGGGCGAAGCTGTCTATTGCGAAAGTGAGGCCTGGAGAGAAGAAAAAGACCATCATGGATTTAATCAATGAAGACGACGAGGACGAAGGTTAAGCACCCGGCGGTCGCATATGCTGAGGGGGTATGCCGGGGTAAGATTAAGGCGCCGAGGTACGTTATCCTCCAGTGTGCAGACTTTTTGCAGACGTACAAAGGGAAGAACAAGAAATATATCATCAATGAAAGTCTGTTGGATAAGATATATAAGATTCTTAAGGTGCTCAAGATGGCCAAGGGACCCAAGGCTGGGAGGTCCATCTATTCGGCGCTGGCCGGGTATCAGTGGCTGCTCATAACGGCGGTCCTCTGTACGGTCCATCGGAATGACAAACGGATGCGCCGGTACCAGACGGCGGTCCTGGAGATTTGCAGGAAGAATGGCAAAACATTTGTTGTTGCTGTTCTTTTTATTTTGCTCTTTTACCTGGAGCCGGCCTATTCCCGGTTCTTTTCCGTGGCGCCGGATGGGGCGCTGGCCCGTGAGATTAAGGAGGCTCTGGAGCCGTTGCTGGCAACCAACGTGGAGGTCTTTGAGGAAAATGAGTTTAAGGTGCTGCGGGACTACATCCTGCATAACCCCACAAAGACGAAGTACACGCCACTCAATTATTCCACCAGCAGGATGGATGGTAAGGAACCCAGCGTGTTTATTGCGGATGAAGTGGGAGCGCTTCCCACCTCCTACCCGGTGGAGGCCATGCGTTCCGGCCAGCTGCTCATCCGGAATAAGCTGGGGTTTATCATCTCAACCAAATACCCAACAGCGGACAACCCTCTGGAGGATGAGGTGGACAACGCCAAGAAAATCCTGGATAGTCTGATTGATGATGAGACCGTGTTTGCCCTACTCTATGAGCCAGACAATACAAAAGATTGGGCTACGGACGACACCATCCTGGCCCATGGAAATCCTCTGGCATTGGAAATTGAGATGGTATGGGATGAACTGCTAAAGAAGCGCCGGAATGCTATCAACCGTGAGAAGCTGCGGGAAAACTTCCTGACCAAGCACTGTAACATCATCTATCAGGGCGCCGGGACAGAGACATACATCCCGATTGACCAGGTGAAGGCCTGCAAGGTACCGCGGATAGACTGGGCAGGCAGGGAGGTTTATGTGGGTGTTGACCTTGCAATGACAAACGATAACTGTTCTGTGACCATGTCGGCGGAGGAGGATGGAGCGATATTAAGCCATACTATGACATTCATACCGGAGGGAAGGATTGATGAGAAGAGTGAGTTTGAGAAGTTTGATTACAGGGCTGCCATTGCCGCGGGAACCTGCATTGCCTGCGGTGATATGACAGTGGATTACGGCGTGATTGAGGACTACGTGGCAGGCCTGGAAGAATCCAGGGGTGTGGTTATTAAGTCAATCGGCTACGACCGGTATAATGCCCTGTCAAGCGCCCAGAAATGGGATAAGGATTACACAACAGTAGAAATACGGCAGCATTCGGACACCCTGCATCCTCCCACCAAGTTATTGGCGGAGATGGTGGCAAACCAGAAATGGCATTACGAGGAGAACCGGCTGCTGGAGACTAATTTTGAGAACGCGAAGTGTACCTATGACACCAACATGAACCGGTATGTCAACAAGAAGAAATCCAAGGGGAAGGTGGACGGAGTGGTGAGCATTATCAACTCAGTGTACCTGCTCCAACAGGATATCCTCTTTGACGACAGTGGTTTTACAGTGCAGGTGTGTTAGTTGCGATATCGCAACAGAGAGAGGAGTGATTGCATATGTGGTCCTTTCGGTTGAGGGCAGACCCGGAACCAGAGAAAAAAGAGGCAGAATCCAATGAGGATGCATTACTGAGGGCCAGTCTGTCGGATGACTACATGACCAGGGACCAGGCCATGAATGTGCCAGCCTTTGCGGCCTGCGTGAATAAGATAGCGGAAACCGTTTCAACCATCCCTATCCGGCTTTATAGGCTGGTGGATGGGAAATTGGAAGCAGTTGAGGATGATGCCAGGGTCCGGCTGCTAAATGATGATACCGGGGACACCCTGGATGGGGTGCAGTTCAAGCGGGCGCTGGTCAGGGACTATCTGACCGGGAAAGGCGGTTATGCTTTCATCAACCGGACCGGAAACCAGATAAGGTCCCTGCATTACGTCAGGGAATCTGAGGTCTCCTTCCTGTTCACATCAGACCCAATTTTTAAGGACTATGACATCATGATTCAAGGGACGAAATATAAGCCCTTTGAATTTCTGAAAGTGCTCAGGAATACGGAGGATGGACGTTCTGGCAGGAGTGTGGTGGATGAGAACAGTGAAGTCCTGAGCGTAGCCTACCATTCCCTGGAGTACGAAAAGAACCTGGTCAAGACCGGTGGCAATAAGAAAGGGTTTGTCAAGTCGGCTAAAAAGCTGGCAGAACCGGCCATTAAGGCATTAAAGGCAGCATGGCGCAGACTTTACCAGAACAACACGGAAAATGTCGTCATATTGAACGATGGGTTAGAGTTCCAGGAAGCCAGTAACACGTCTGTGGAGATGCAGCTGAATGAGAACAAGAAAACCAACAGTGATGAAATCTGCAAGCTGTTCAACATGCCGCCGGCCATGATAAACGGCGGCGCCACGGAGCAGGATAAGACGAACTTCGTCCAGTACTGTCTGAATCCGATCTTAAAAGAAATTGAGTGTGCCCTGAACCGGGACCTGCTTCTTGAATCAGAGAAGGGGTCCTTTTATTTTGCAGCGGATACGTCGGAGCTGACGAAAGGGGACATTGAAAAACGTTTCCGGGCCTATGAAACGGCCTGTAAGAACGGATTCATGCAGATTGATGAGATACGTCTGCGGGAGAACATGCCGCCATTGGGATTGGATTTTGTCCGCCTGGGTCTGCAGGATGTGCTGTATGACCCGGTGACAAAACAGTTTTATATGCCAAATATGAACCAAACCGGCGGACTCGGACAGAAAGAGTCAGAGCCGGAGCAGAAAGAAGGTGAAAAGAAAGATGAGGATTGAACTAAGGTCGGACAGCGTGGTGATTGAAGGCTATGTCAATGCCGTGGCCAGAGATTCGCGGCCTATGAGGGACCGTAAGACCGGGAAACGGTTTGTGGAGCAGATTGTACCGGGGGTGTTTGAGCGGGCGCTCAGGCACAATGAGGTGCAGCTGCTCCTGAACCATGACAAGACCAGAAACCTGGGTTCCACAAGCACAAACCTGGAACTGTATGAGGACAGCATCGGACTCCATGCCAGGGCGGAGGTCACGGACCCGGAAGTCATTGAAAAGGCCCATAAGAAGAAACTCAGAGGCTGGTCCTTTGGGTTCCGGGAACGGGACGCCAGCACGGAGGATATCCATGACGCTCTGGAACGCCGGTACGTGGAGGACATGGACCTGGTGGAGGTTTCCATCATTGATGAGAGGAAACAGCCTTGCTACGAGGGCACCAGTGTTGAGGTAAGGGCAGAGGGCGATATGGTCCTGACACCGGAGCCATTGGAAGTCCGAGCGGATTATGTGGAGGTCAAGGAAGCAAAGGAAACGATTGATATGAGTAAGTATCACAATAGAATCAAGGAATTAGAAAAGGAGAAAGCAGAATGAGAAAGAAAGCAGTTGTAAGGCAGTACATGCAGTATCGTGCGGAGGACTTAAAATCTCTTACAGAGCAGCGGGCCGACCTGGTCCAGCAGATGAAGGACCTGACGTCCACCGCAGAGACGGAGCAGAGGGCATTTTCAGAGGAAGAGGACCAGAAGTTTGATGACCTGGACAAACAGGTGAAGGCCCTGGACAGCACTATTGAAAAGTTGGAACGTGCCAGGGACCTGAAATTGAATGTTACCAGCACAGAGAAACATGAGGACCTGAAACAGGAGGAGCTGGAAGAACGTGCTTTTGCGGCCTATATCCGCGGGGAGGTCCTGGAGGAACGTGCTGGTGAGATGACAAAGACCGATAACGGCGCCGTTATCCCCAAGACGATTGCAAACCGGATTATCAAGAAGGTGGAAGACATCTGCCCAATCTATAAGATGGCGACCCGGTACAATGTAAAAGGGACTCTGTCAATCCCGTACTATGCGGCTGATGGTAACACAATCAGGATGGCCTATGCAGAGGAATTCAAATCCCTTACCAGCACCAGTGGGAAGTTCACCAATATCGAACTGACTGGATACCTGGCCGGCGCTCTGTCCAAAGTGTCCAAGTCCCTGGCGAATAACAGCCAGTTTGACATCGTGTTGTTTGTTGTTAATGAAATGTCTGAATCGATTGCAAGGTTTCTTGAGGCGGAACTGCTGCATGGAACTGATGCCAAGGTTGAAGGGTTGAAGGGCGTGACCCTCAGCGTAGAAACTGCGGCGGCATCCGCCGTAACGATGGATGAAATCATCATGCTGAAGGACAAAGTGAAGGACGCCTTTCAGGCAAAAGCCGTATTCATTATGAACAGCGCGACCAGGACGGCCTTACGTCTGCTGAAGGATGGTAATGGCCGGTATCTCATGCAGGATGACATCACGTCCCCCTTCGGTACGACTCTCCTGGGGAAGCCGGTTTATGTGTCAGACCAGATGGACGGAATGGAGGCGGGGAAGACGGCCATTTACTATGGGGACCTGTCCGGCCTGGCTGTAAAATTGTCCGAGGATGCATCCGTGCAGGTCCTCCAGGAACGATATGCGGATGAACATGCCATAGGTGTGATTGCATGGATGGAGTTTGATGCTAAGGTCGAGAATGCCCAGAAGATTGTCAAACTGGTCATGAAGGCATCCGCTTAAGGAGGCAGGACATGAAGGTCAAGGCACTGAAATCATTTACAGGCGCCATATCCATGTATGCCGGTGAGGTCAGGGACATCCGGACGCAGATAATCCTGGATGACCTTACCGCAGCCGGGTATATAGAGCCTGTGACGCCGAGAAGGAGCGCGAAGGATGAGGGCAAGCGAGATAGCACTTAAGGACATCTGCCGGCAGATACGGACGGAAGAGGCATACCTGACGGAGGAGGACAGGCAGTACCTGGAAATCCTCCTTCCGGCAGCCATGGATTATGTGAAGGGATATACCGGCCTTGATGAGGCTGCGATTGATACACATGAGGATATCACAATTGCCGTCCTAGTACTTGTCTCCGATATGTACGATAACAGGCAGATGACCGTGGACAAGAACAATGTCAACCGGGTGGTGGATACCATCCTGGGGATGTATTGTGTCAACCTGTTGTAAGGTGGTGATTGTATGAATGCAGGGGCATACCGGGAATTAGTGGTAATTGAAAAAAGTGGGTATGCAGAGGATGACATCGGCAACCAGATACCGTCATGGACAGAGTATTACCGTGGATATGCCTACATGAACAACCTGTCAGGCTCCGAGTATTGGGAGGCCGCGCAGACACAGTCCCAGAACACAATTATGTTCGTTTTCCGATATCATCCGCTGTTGGGCGCCATGAATACGAAGGAATACCGGTTGATGCACCGAGGCAAGGCTTATAACATCACCAGCATTGATAATGTGCAGTATAAGAATGAAACCGTGAAAATCCGTGCCACAGCAAAGGAGTGATGTCATGTCAGGAATTGGGATTGACTCTCTGGGAAAAGAGATTGCCAAAATGATGGAGGAATATGCTTCTGAGGTGGCAGCCGACATAAAGGCAGAGGCCAGGGCGGTAGCAAAGGAGACAGTGAAGGAACTGAAAAAGACATCCCCAGATGGGCCTGGGAGCAGAAAGGGCCATTACAAGGATGGCTGGGCCTCAAAGGTGGAATCAGAAAATGCTGTATCCATAGGAATTCGGATATATAACAAGAAAAAACCTGGCCTTACACACCTGCTGGAGAAAGGCCATGCAAAACGGGGCGGAGGCCGGGTGGAAGGCATCCCGCATATCGGCCCTGCGGAAAAGCAGGCTGTCAAGGATTATGAAAAACGGCTGAAAGGGAGGTTATCACGATGACAGAGAAGGATGTATGCCGGATGGTCAAATCATCCGGGTTCCCTGCGGCCTACCATCACTTTGAGGAGGGGCAGGAACCAGGGAAGCCTTATCTGGTGTATCTGTACCCAGAAACTAATAACTTTTCTGCTGACGGGATTGTTTACCAGGGCATCAATAAACTGGACCTGGAACTGTATACGGATATAAAAGACCTGGAAGCAGAAAAAAGCGTGGAGGCCGTGCTGAAAGAGCATGGCTTTTTCTATGAGAAAACAGAGGCGTACCTTGAATCTGAAAAGATGTATGAGGTGCTGTATGAAATGGAGGTATTAATCAATGAATAAAGTCAAGTACAACCTTAAGAACGTGCATTACGCACCACAGACAACGGGAGAGGATGGGGCAATCACGTTTGCCAAACCGTCACCCATCCGGGGTTCTGTCAGCATTGCCCTGGATGCGCAGGGCGACATCTCCAAGTTTTACGCGGACGGAATCACTTACTATCAGGCCGCCGCCAACAATGGCTATGAGGGAGACCTGGAGGTGGCCCTGCTGCCGGAGAGCTTCCGGACGGATGTCCTGGGAGAGACCTTGGATGGAAAGAAGGTCCTGATTGAGAATGCGGATGCCAAGCAGGCCGCATTTGCCCTGCTTTTTGAGTTTGACGGCGACGAGAAGGCTATCCGGCACGTGTTGTATAATTGCAGCGCTACCAGACCGTCCGTGGAGTCACAGACAAAAGAGGAGTCTATTGAGCCGGTGACAGAGACGCTGACCATCTCTGCGACGCCCCTTCCGAATGGGAGGATTAAAGCGCGGACCGGTGATACAACGGATGAGGCAGCCTATAGTGGCTGGTATGATGCGGTTTATGAGACAGCCGCATCCAACCCAGCATAATGGAGGCAGGACATGATAAGCAAGGAAATAGAGATTGATGGGAAGCTGGTGCCGTTCAAGGCATCGGCTGCCATCCCAAGACTGTACAGGGCGCGGTTCCGGCGGGATATCTTCCGGGATTTGATGCGTCTGGGAAAGGCCGTGGAAGGGGAGGAGGTCCCCATCAGTGACCTGGAGCTGTTTGAGAATGTGGCATACATAATGGCGCTTCATGCCGACCCGAAACAGCCGGGTACCCCGGAGGAGTGGCTGGACCAGTTCAACACGTTTTCCATTTACACGGTGCTTCCCCAGCTCCTTGACCTTTGGCATCTGAACATTGAGACAGATGTGGAGGCCAAAAAAAAACGAAGCCAAGCAGCCGGGAAATGACAACGCCCCTGTTTATGCTTCGGGCGGTCCAACTGGGGGTAGCGGTCAGTGACCTTGACATGCTCACCATCGGGCTGGTCCTGGACATGTTCACAGAGTCACAGAACGATAGTTATAAGTATCCGAATCTGGCAACCCAGGAGGATTTTGATAAGTTTTAGGAGGTGGTATCGTGGCAGACCGTATCAAAGGAATCACAATAGAAATCGGTGGGGATACCACCGGTCTAAACAAGGCATTAAACGGCGTCAATAAAGAAATCAGCAGCACACAAGGCCAGCTTAAGGATGTGGAGAGGCTGCTGAAACTGGATCCGACCAACACAGAGCTGCTGAGGCAGAAGCAGAAGCTCCTGGCGGAAGCGGTACAGGGGACCAAGGGCAAACTGGATACGCTGAAAGAGGCAAATAAGCAGGTGACGGAATCAGCCTCGAATTACGATGCCTGGAAAGAAAAGTATGACCCAATCAAGAAACAGATAGATGAGACCAAAAAGAAACTGGGAGACCTAAAAGAACAGTCCAGGAACGCCGATGAGCAGTTGGCAAACGGAGAGATATCACAGGAGAAGTACGATGCCCTGCAGGACGAAATCAAGAAAACCTCCAGCGAATTAAAGACGCTCCAGAAATCAGCCAAGGAAGTATCGGATGAATTCGGGAACCCGGTGGCACCGGAGCAGTACGACGCCCTGCAGAGGGAGATTGCTGAAACGGAGCAGCAGCTTAAATCCCTGGAGGACCAGGCCGGGAAGGCCAATACAACGTTGCAGCAGATTAGTGCGGCCGGCGACAAGTTCCAGAAAGTCGGACAGGAGATTGAAGGTGTCGGAAAGAAATTTCTTCCAGTCACGGCTACCGTGGCCGGCGTGGGGGCTGCCGCGGTAAAGACAACGGCAGACTTTGACGAGTCCATGTCTAATGTGTCAGCCATCAGTGGGGCCACGGGTGAGGAGTTTGACCAGTTAAGGGATAAGGCCAGGGAGATGGGCGCAGAGACGAAATTCAGCGCATCTGAGGCCGCAGACGCTATGAGTTATATGGCAATGGCCGGGTGGAAAACAGACGATATGCTGAATGGTATCAGCGGTATCATGAACCTGGCAGCCGCATCTGGAGCAGACCTGGCGACTACATCCGATATCGTGACGGACGCCCTTACTGGTATGGGATACACGGCAGCGGATGCCGGGCGCCTGGCCGATGTTATGGCGGCTGCTTCCAGCAATGCCAATACCAATGTGGAGATGATGGGCGAGACATTCAAGTATGTGGCACCTGTTTGTGGCTCTTTGGGGTATTCTATGGAGGATACGGCTCTCGCAGTGGGATTGATGGCCAATAGCGGAATCAAGGCCAGCCAGGCCGGCACACAGCTGAGGGCAGCCATCACCAACATGGTCAAGCCGACCGAAGCCATGGAAGGCGTCATGATGGAGTTGGGGATTGAGATTGCCAATGAGGACGGTTCCATGAAATCCCTGGATGAAACATTGAAGATTCTGCGCGAATCCTTTGCTGTCACCACGGAGGAACAGAAGGCCCAGCGCCTGGCCACCCTGGAACAGCAGGCCGTTGCGGATGGGTACGGGGACACGCTTAAGGGATTGTCAGAGGAGGAAAAGTATTTCCAGCTTGCCATGTATGCCGGTCAGGAGCAGATAAAGGACATGTCCGAGGCACAGTTTAAGAAACAGGCAATGGATAAACTGGGAATCAAGGTGACCAAAAAGACCAATAAAGTACAGGTAGCACAGAACCTTGCTCTTGCTCTGGGGACTCAGGCCATTGAAGGGCTTACCCAGGAGCAGCAGTCCGCAGCGGCGGCAACCCTGTTTGGTAAGGAAGCCATGAGCGGTATGCTTGCCATTATCAATGCCAGTGAGGACGACTACAAGAAACTGTCGGATGCCATAGCCAACTCAGAGGGCGCGGCGGAGGATATGGCGGAAACCATGCAGGACAATCTCAACGGACAGCTCACCATCCTCAAAAGCCAGCTGCAAGAGGCGGCAATCGCGATTGGAGACGCGCTGATACCTAAAATACGGGCGCTTGTGACAAAGATACAGGAATGGACAGACTGGTTTAATAAACTGGATGCAACCCAAAAAGAGACAGTTGTGAAAATTGGTTTAATTGTTGCGGCTATCGGCCCCCTGCTTATAACCATCGGGAAGCTTTCTACCGGGATTGGTGCACTGTTGAAGATGGTTCCTGTAATATCAGGGTCATTGACTGCCCTATCTGCGAGCGGAGGCCCGCTCTTCCTAACTGCATTGGCTGTTGGTGTCCTTGGGGGTGCATTCATTGCGTCCCGGGATAATATGGTTAACTATTACGAAGAGGTACGGGAGCTTACCGAGACAGAAAAAGAGAATAAAGAAAAAGTAGAAGAACTGAAAGATGCTTATGACGAGTTGTCACAACATAGACAGGAATCTGTATCTGTTATAGAGGCGCAATCGGGAAAAGAGAAGGAGCTGTGGAAGGAATTACAAAATATCACAGACGAGAATGGAAAAATCAATGAAGGTTACGAGGTCAGGGCTGCATTTATAGTCAATGAATTGAAAAATGCGTTGGGAATTGAGATTGACATGGTCGATGGTGTCATCAAAGATTATCAGGGGCTCCAGCAAGAGATTGATAATCTCATTGAGAAGAAAAAGGCAGAGGCCACACTGAATGCCTATTTGGAATCATATACGGAGGCTATTGTCGAGCAAAAGGAGGCAAGGGAGGCACTTTTTGATGCAACCAAGAATTCAGAGTCAGCAACTCAGAATTATAATGAAGCGCTTGCAAAAGAAAACGAACTGCAGTCAGAATATAATAGTCTTATGGCTGAATATGCCTCTGATGGAACAAATGATACGTTAAGGCAGCAGTTATATGACCTGCAAGACCAACTTATAATGGCAGGAGAAACAACAGCAGGTTTTAAGGACCACATGATTGAGAACAATCAGACTTTGGCAGACGCAACTGCGGCACTGGAAGGATATAACTCTACGATTGCAAATTACGAGGGTGCGAGTGCTGCTATAATTTCCGGGGACCAGGCAAAAATATCAGAATCATTAGATCTGTTAACCAATGACTTTCAAACCTCTGAGACATCTACGAGAGAGAGTCTAGAAAAACAATGCGAAACTTACAAGACAAAATTAGCTGAGGCAAGGGCAGCAGTTAAGGAAGGCGCGCCAGGTATTACCGATGAGTATGTCGCTGAGCTCGTTCGTTTGGAATTGAAGAGCCGGCAGGAACTTGCAAAAATACCAGAAGATGCAGATAATTCTCTGACAGATGCAACTCAGAGTGTTAAAAGTAAAACCGGAGAAATGGAAAAATCAGGGACCGAATTTTCCGGAGGTCTCGCCGCTGGTATTCTAAGCGGAGTAGGAAAGATTTCTGATACTGCGAAAACATTGGCTGACGCTGGAGTAGGTGCAGTTGAGGATACCCTCGAAATCAGCTCATCATCAAAAGTAATGGAGAAGGTAGGGGAAAAAACTGATGCTGGCCTTGAAGGGGGAATTGATGGTGGGAAGGGCGATGTCGTTGATGCAATGACAGATGTAGCCAATGAAACTGAATTTGCTGCAGAAGATGGGCTGCCACAGGAAGCATTCTCAAATATTGGAAAGCAAATAACGGCAGGACTAACAGGCGGAATCACTTCGGGAAAGAGTGAGGTGGTGAAAAACGTTCAGCGCCTGTGCGCTGAAATAATCACGTCTGCAAAAACGCAGTTAGGTATCCATTCTCCATCCACGGTATTCGCGTACATAGGCCAGATGTCCGGTAAAGGATTCATTACCGGATGGGCAGGAACCGTAGCGGAGATGCAGAATACCATCCACTCCTCAGTCAGTAAGGCCGTGACTGAGGCAACGGCAACATTTTCTGGAATCGAGGACTCATTGCTTTCACTTCGTGATTCATCCGGAAGCACCATTTCCGAAGTAGTAAAAAATGCAGAAGAAGCGCAGGAAGCCCTGCAGAAGATTCAGGACGGACTTGAAAAAACGATATATGGTCAGATTAATACCTTTGACAAATTTGACGGTAAAACCAAGATGTCCACAAATGAACTTTTGGAAAACATGCAGTCTCAGGTTGATGGAACAGAGCAGTGGTCTGATAACTTGAGAGAGCTGGCAGAAAGAGGAATTGACCAGGGACTATTGCAGAAACTGGCAGAGATGGGGCCGAAAGGTGCTGGATACGTTGCGGTATTCGCTAAAATGACGGAAGAAGAGTTACAAAAGGCGAATGATTTATTTGCACAGACAATGACCCTTCCAGAAGCAACTGCGGAAAGCATTATGCAGTCATATCAGGTTGCCGGTGGGTTTAAAGATGGCATAACCGAAGAAATCCCACAAGTAATAGAGGAGGTATCGAAAATGTCGCAAGGAATCACCGCAACCATTGAGGCGCTTATCCCTCTGGCCAACACCTGGTCTGGGGATATGATGGACGGATTCATCCAGGGAATTAATGCAAAGACATCCGAGGTAGAGGCAGCCTGCCGGAGTGTGGCGGGCACGGTCTCTGACTACCTGCATTTCACCCGACCGGAAAAGGGGCCGCTCCGCTATTACGAAGAATGGATGCCTCATATGATGCAGGGCCTGGAAGAAGGTATTAGGGGAAATATGTGGCGCGTAACAGACCAGATGGCAGCCCTGGCCGGGAGTATGGACGTCATGACCATGGATATGTCAGGCGGCGGGGAACAGAATGGCAGCGTCACACAGCAGGTCATTTCATTGCTGGAGACATATCTTCCGGACATTGCCTCCCAAAAGTACGTCATGATGGACGGGAAGGCCCTGGTGGGCAAGACTGCGGGACAAATGGACCGGAAATTGGGCCAGGTACAGGCCCTTAAGGAGCGGATAGGATGATACATCAAAGCGTGAGCATAAACGGCATTGACATGCTGTCAACTTATGGGATGGCACTGGCAAACAGACATTGTGTTCAGCCGCCGGTACCAAAGACAATCTATCAGGATGTTCCGGGGGCCGATGGCTCCCTGGACCTCTCCACAGCGATTGCGGGCCGGATTATATATGAACGGAGGGTAATTACTCTTAATTTTGGATGCGGTTATCCGATGGACAAGTGGCCGGAGGTGTTTTCAGAAGTCCTACGAAACTTCCACGGCAGAGAAGGAAAACTAATATTCGATGATGACCCGATGTACTATTATGCCGGGCGCATGACGGTATCTGAATACTCCAGAGCAAGGACCTTGGGAACATTCACTATCAGCGTGAATGCTGACCCTTATAAGTATGAGCTTACGGCGTCAGACGAGGACTGGTTATGGGAATCATTCTCCTTCGAGAAAGGAGTAATCCGTGATTATAAGGAACTGGAGGTGAGTGGCAGCCTGTCCATTAACGTCCCAGGCACGCAGAGATGGGTTATTCCTGAAATTACGGTATCAGCTGCTATGACGGTGAGCTATGGCGGCAAGGACTATGAACTGAAACAAGGAACGAATAAGATATACGACATCGTTATAAAGGAAGGGGAGAACGTGCTCATGTTCACCGGGACCGGGACGGTTACCATATCGTACAGGGGAGGAATATTGTAAATGTATCGGGTATATGTAAAAAACGTGAATGGAGAATACCCCATATACGAGCCGCTTGATGATATGCTTCGGATATTTGAGCCAGTGCTTACCCAGGAGATGGGAAGCGCCGGCTCTTTCACATTCCGGGTGTACAAAGGGCATCCATATTATAAGCAATTGAAAGTCCTGACGTCTGAGGTGATTGTTTATGATGATGGCGCATGTGTATTCTGTGGCCGGATGTGGAGACCGGAACAAGACTTTGATAATATGGTCGCGGTTACCTGTGAGGGAGAGCTGACGTATCTTTTGGACAGTCAGCAACGCCCCTTTACGTATACCGGAGGTATAGACGGATACATAGGACAGCTTCTTGACGTACACAACAGCCAGGTGAACGCCAGCCGGCAGATTAAAAAAGGAAATATAGTGGTGAGTGGGGATGGCGGATACAAAGAGTGGACCGTCCAGGGCTTTTCGGACACGCTCACACTATTGAGGCAGTTGCCGGAATCATTTGGCGGATATCTCCGTGTCAGGCATGAGGCGGGAGTGCGTTATCTGGACTATCTGTGGGATTACGGCGGGATTAACAGCCAGGTAATCCGGTTCGGGGAGAACCTGCTGGATTTGACACACTATGTAGATGCCACGCAGATTATAACATGTCTGATTCCTCAGGGGGCAGACATGGAGTACAAGGATGAGTCGGGGGAGACACAGTCCAGGGCAGTAGATATCACATCCGTTAATGGAGGTGTAGACTACATCGAGAACGCGGAAGCCGTGGAACAGTACGGGAGAATATGGGGATATCAGAAATGGGACGACGTGACGGAACCTGGTATATTGCTTGCTAAGTCCAGGGAATACCTCAAAGAGGCTTCAACCCTTCCTGCCTCCATGGAAGTATCTGCTGTGGACCTGGCAGCCATAGACAGCACCGTACAACAATTTCAATTAGGATTCTGGACGGATGTATCCAGTGACCCTCATGGAATCAATCAGAAGTTCCTGCTTACACGAAGAGAAGTTAATCTGCTTGACCCTGGACAGGGTAGTATCACACTGGGACGGCAGACTGAGACCTTGACTGGCACCACGGTCAAGAACCAGACAGCTGTATCTGAGCGCATTGAGAAGGTGGCAGAAGATACGGCCCAGGAGATTAACCGCAGGGTGGAGAATGCCACACAGCTCATTATGGGAGGTAAGGGAGGCTATGTCGTCATTGACAACATAGAACCTGATACTGGGAATACGACCACACCGTGGCGTATCCTCATCATGAACACGCCGGATAAAGAGACCGCTACGAATGTAATCCAGTTCAATCAGAATGGCATCGGATTTTCGACAACCGGCATCAATGGACCGTATAAGAATGCATGGACCATAGACGGGAACCTGGTGGCTGATTTTATCACTGCCGGTCAGATGCTGGCGGACCGAATCCGTGGAGGGACGTTGGAGCTTGGTGGGAAGGGACTTGGTAAAGATGGAGTCATAATAATAAAAAATACTGATGGGGAAGAGCTGGCGCGATTTGACAAGAACGGAATAACAATCAATGAGGGTAACATCAACATGACATCAGGCAGTATCACACTGCCAGGATTCAAGCTGACATCCGGTGGTGTCCTTACTCTTGACGGTACAAGTAATAATACAACGGTGGGAGCCAACCTGATTAATGTTAATACGCTCCGGGTTGCGAACCAAATAATGGCCAGCGGGGCATCGTTTAACATAGGTGGTATGTATAGTACAGGCAGCTATGTCCACGGCAGTTTCATGGGTGATTTCCACGGGTCATTCTACGAAACATCCGACCGGCGAAAGAAGAAAAGAATACAACCTTTAAAGGACGGGCAGTCTCTGGCACTGGTACTTGGATTGCATCCCAAAGTATATGTAATGAAAGAGACTGGTGAGCCGATGATGGGATTTGTGGCCCAGGACGTGGAGAAGTTGCAGAAGCAGCTGGGGATTGACCTGCCGTTGACATCCATAGATAAGGATGGGTATTACTGTATCCCCTATATGAATTACATTGCTCTTCTGACCGGTGCAATACAGGCCCAGCAGAAGCAGATAGACCGTTTAACAAGGAAAAAAGAAAGAGGTGATAAACGATGGCTGACATCAGTAAAGAGATTAATGACTTCAGGGCTGCGGTGTATGGGCGGGATGTTCGGGAAAGTATGATATCCTTGGCCGAGAAGGTCAACGAAGAAGTTGAGACTAATACAACCCATGTGGATGAGGCAGTGACTACTGCCAACGGAGCGAGCCAGAAAGCCACTAAGGCATCGGAGGAGGTACAGAAAGCCATCACAGAGGCCAATACGACCCTGCAGGAGGCCAATGCCGCAAAGGTATCTGCCCAGGAATCGGCCACGGCCTCAGCGGGTTCCGCATCCGCGGCGGCCAGTTCAGCGTCCGCTGCATCCGGGAGCGCGGCAGATGCGGCGGCAAGTGCAAAAGCGGTGGAGGATATTGCTGCGGGAATGGGGGGATTTGACGGGACGGCCACATCAGTGTCAGCAACAGATACACATAACCTTGGAAGCACGAATGTGCAAGGACAGCTGGACGCCCTGGCTGCTGGATTAGATAACGTAGATATGTCCGCCTCCAGTGTGACCGCGGTGGATACCCAGGGCATTGCTGTAAATGCTGGAGAAAGTAGTACTGTGCAGGCCTTGATTGATGTCATTGCCGATAAGGTTATGACTAAGCTATTGGAAAAGACAGCTATTGTGCAGGTGGAGTCCACAGCTACAAATAAGGTCCCATCCAGCGCGTACCTTAAGCAGGTAAAAGATAGCATAGATAGCAATTTAGAATGGAAATTAAATGGTACATATAAGGCCACAGATACTTGCCCATTACCTGAAAAATATAATGAGTTGATGATTAAGATTTACCGTACTTCTGATAACGCATATACATGTGGTGTCAATATATTAAAAGCAGAGCTTGGTAAAAACACTGGTAATTGGATGACTGGTTGTGGTCGTGACGCATCTGGTTGGGATGTAAAAATAGTTATAGCCATCACCAATACAATTGCGATAAGTTCTGTTTTTATAAACGCAGCAGATAATAAATCAAATTTCAGCTTTGCCGTTTATTACCGCTAATTTATTATCTGTAATAAGCCGTTACTGATGTACTATTTGTATTGACAACATTCCCCACCTTATATGCTTCAAGAGTAGCTTGTGTAAGAGATACATTAATGCCAATATAAGCGGAATAGTTACCATCACTCATACCATAACCAGTGCGAAATGTTTTTGCAGTCGATGACAGCCAGTTTTTTAGTGCATACACCGAATATATAACATTGTTATGCTCCATCTTAATTAGCAGTTGTTCAAACTGTTCAGGTAGCGTTATTGGAGACTGTCCGGTAACAGTTCCTATCAGTTTCCAATCAAGGTTCAAATTTTCTAAATTGCTATACGTGATGAAAAAAAAATGAATCGTAACCTGCAAATCAGGTCCCTAAACCAGGGGCTTATTTTATTGCCCGGAAGGGCAGAAAGGAACAAATATATGAATGAAAAAATCTTACTGAAAAACGGCAAGGAGTACCCTCTGGTCATCGGCGGCACATCCTCCACGCCCAGTACGCTGAGGCTTATCTTTCAGACAGCGGAGCCGCTGGAGGATATCGTGGCCGTGTTTACGGATGCGGCAGCCACGGAGCAGATTATGACTGTCAATGAGGACGGCAGCACCCTGGCCGTGTATGATGGTTATACGGTGCTGGATAACCCAAAAAGTATTGACGACCATTACCTGATTACACCGGAGCAATACGGGGATGACGGTGCCGTCACAGCCGAGTCTGAATATGGCCGTGTGGCGTTCCTAACGCTATCTCAGCCGGGTGTAGAGGCCGCGGTGGAGCATAACACGGCTGACATTGATTTCCTGGCTGTGATGACCGGGACAGACTTATAGGAGGTGATACCATGGATGTGAAAGCATTAGCGATAAAGTATTACCCAAGGTTGTGGGACATTGACCGGCTTAAGGCCCTGGTGGCCGCGGGTAAACTGTCACCGGAGGATTACAAGGAAATTACTGGCAAAGTGTATGCCGTAGAATAAGGAAAAGGAGAGGTATATGAAAATGAAGAAAGATATTATATGTGCCATTGCAGGTATGGCCGCAGCGGCGGGAGTAAAGCTTTTTGGTGGCTGGACCCCGACATTGAGCATCGTGCTCATACTTATGGGACTGGACCTGATGGCGGGATTCCTGGTGGCTGTGGTATTTAAAAAGTCACCAAAATCAGAGAGCGGTGCTGCCAGTTCAAACGCCATGCTTAAAGGGTTGTGCAAAAAATTTATGATGGTGTGCCTTCTGGCGGTAGCCCATCAGCTTGATGTGGCGTTGGGCGTGGATTATATCATGCTGGCAGCCACATATGGATTTATCGCGAATGAGTCGCTGTCTATTGTGGAGAACGCAGGACTCATGGGGATAGTGAAATCCGATGTGATAGTGAATGCCATTGAAGTGTTAAAGGGCAAATCACAGAAAATAGAGTAGTTGCGATATCGCAACTTTTCATGGCTCAGGGATGCCCCTGGGCCTTATTTTTTTTGATTGGAGGAAAACACTATGAGTAAAACAGCAACAGGATTAATTCAGCACTGCGAGGACAAACTGGGCACACCCTACGTCTACGGCGCCAAGGGTGAGGTCCTTACCCAAGCCATACTGGACAGGCTCGCCCGGGAGAACCCAGGCACATACACATCTACTTACAAGGCCAAGGCGGCCAAGTACATAGGCCAGCGTTGTACGGACTGTAGTGGCCTCATCAGCTGGTACACCGGCATCCTGCGCGGCAGCTACAACTACCATGATACCGCCGTGGAGCGGGTGGGCATCGACCATCTCAATGAGACCATGGTCGGATGGGCGCTCTGGAAGCCTGGACACATCGGGGTGTACATAGGCGATGGATATTGCATCGAGGCCAAGGGCATCAACTATGGAACCATCAAGAGCCGCGTGACGGCCACGCCCTGGCAGAAGGCATTGAAGCTCTGCGACATCGACTACACGCCGGTCCCGGTGACATACACCCAGGGCTTCCAGCCGGCCGCAGACGGGCAGCGCTGGTGGTATCAGTTTGCAGATGGCAGCTATGCGGCCAACGGCTGGTACTGGCTCCAGGAGATGGAGCGGAGGACATGGGGATGGTACCTGTTTGACAGCGAGGGCTACATGCTGACCGGCTACCAGGTGGACCCTGCCGGTGAGGCATTTTTACTCTGCCCAGTAAAGGGCAGCAACGAGGGTAAGTGCATGATTGCGGATGCCAGGGGTGCGCTGCGGATAGCGGAGGAGTATGACATGGTCAACAGGCGGTACGTGTTTGAGTGGTAAGACAGTGACGTTCACTGCAGACCAGGGTGAGGCACTGCGTTGGACGGGCATGGCGGTATAATTACAATTTTCCATCTATTAAACGGGAAGGGGTTTCCATTTGATGATAGGTGTGGTACACTATAACTATACAAAAGATGGGAGGGAAATTTTATGGATACAAAAGTTTCAACGTTCATATATTGTTTAGGAACAACGAATCTTGATGATAAAAATTCACCGTTAAATGCAATGGGTGTCTTACCGGTTTTAACACCGGAATTCATACCAAGCACATTTTCTTTCTCTATAGTAATAGGCATAAGAGGCATTGATGATTCCTGCAGTCACATAATGGATATTGTTTTCAAAAATCAGGATGGAGATAAGCTGGTTGAAGCGAGGAACTTAGCTATTCCAATGGAACAACTACAACAGAGGGATTTGGCTCTTCCTAAAGAATATAGTGGTATAATGCTGGGGATGGATTTGCGCAATGTGATTATAAGACAAGAGGGAGCTTATTATACAGAGGTGTTTTTCGATGGAAAAAACTTAGGAGAATTTGATATCTATGTCAAAGCAAAGCAACGAGTGTGAGAAAAGTATCATCGAGATAAGCCCTGAGAGAAAAGTGGATAGCTATGATTTTTCTAAGCTGTACAAACCGGTTGTTATGGCCAATGCCTTAATCTTGGCAATATCCCCTGTAACCAAAGCGCCCCTATTAACCTTTTCTAATGAAAAGGCATACATTAAGCATGATGAAAGTGCATTAACACTATTGTATCCTACAGTAAGGTTTGAATATGAAGATGGTCGGATACTCAACCATAGCCGTAATGAATGTACTGGTAAACAAACTGTTAACTTAGAGATAGATGAGATAAAAGAAGCTACTTTAGATATCACATTCCAGCAAGTCATTGGAGATTTAAGGAGGGAGAATATGGTATTAAAGAATAGACTCTTAAACAGTTTACCTATTCATACAATTTACTATATGGTCGGGAGCAGCATTGTAGGAGCCATAGCGGTCACCTTGATTTTTTTGAGGTTTGTTGCTAACATATATACTTTAGACCCATACTATCTTATCTGCGCGCTAATTATATGCCTTACTTTATTTTTTACAGCATTAGTATCTTTAAAAGACTGGAAGGAATTTTTAAATGAAAGATGATGGCAAGGAGCAATGGTACTACAAGATTATTCGATTATTGAAGCTTGAATTAACTACGCCGCATGGAAGGGTTAATCTGGCTGGAATTGGCCTATTGGTTGCTTGTATTTTGCTGTATTCAGCAAGTGATTTAATAAAGCATTTGATTTCAGCGGTAGAGGATACTGTAAAAACATTTGCGTTAGGGATAGATGTATACCATCCATATGAAACATCAAGCGTTTTTAAAGCGGTAATCCCAGTATTGTCAGGGCTGGGCCTATGTCTTTTGTTCTTGCATTTTCAAGAACAGAAGAAGAAAAAAATAATTATGAATGAAGAAGATGATTAATAGGTGCCAGAGAAGAGTTGCTGAAAGAGTATGAATGGGCTGAGAAGCACGACCCGGATGATGTGATTCCCAAGCCGGCGCCGGATGGGTTTGAGAAAGAGAAGTAGGAGGAAGGCGGGTACCGGATGAACCGGGCCCGCTCTATTTTTCGATGCATTCTGATGCTGCTTTGTCAAATCTTAATCCTTTAAATACCGGCTGTCGCATCCCTCCAGATTTGGTATGATGCATAAACTTTACAATGCATACAAGGTCTGGAGAGAGCCATACGGCCCGGTCATTGCCGTGGCCTGCCGGATATGCGATAAATGGGGCAGATGGAAGCGTGGAATGTCTGGAGATGATATCAAACGCCTGCCCACTGACACCCATGGTAACATGTCCTTTATAGATTAATGTATTACCCCGGTACTGTCCCAGGATAATGCTGGTCATGTGATTGCTTTTAAGGATATAGCCGCATACCACGTAATCCTCCTCCATCATAACCTTCATTTTTATCCAATCCGTTGTCCGCTTGTTCTGAATATAGATACTATCCTTAACCTTTGCGACTATCCCTTCCAGCTCCCTCTCCGCAGCAAAATTAAACAGGGGAGTGCCTTGCCCCTCCACATAGCGCGAGATAGCCATGCGGGGACCATCCGTAATAGATTTGTCAAGTAAGGCTTTGCGCTCCAGCAAGGGTAGAAGCATGGTTTCTTGACAATCATAGTACAGGACATCAAATGCCGAAAATGTAGCAGGATTGTGCTTGGAATCCAAATCAATCTTAAAACGGTCCGACATAAGGCTGCGTCGCTGAATCAAGGAGAAATCGGGGCGGCCGTCTTTTAAAATAAAAAGCTCACCATCCAGAATGCAACGTTTTTTAACCTGCCTACTGATTTCTGCCAGCTCTGGCACTTTGGATAGCATGCGGACATTCCGTTTGTTTCGTAACTCTGGTGGTTTCCTAGGTTCAAGATAGGCCACACAGCGTTCGCCATCCCATTTTAACTCATAAGTATAGTTTGGGTCGTCGAAAGGGGCCATTTCTTTACCGATAAGCATAGGCTTGATATTCTTGCTATCGAAAAGGTCCATCATGCCGTTGCGGCCTTTTTCCGCGGCTTGCGTTTGGTTGGTGGCTTATTGTCTGATACCTGCGCAAGGCTACGCTGCAATGCCTCCATGATATCAATAACATTGTCCTGATGTTCTGCTGGCGCATTAACGATTTCCTGTCCGTTTATTTTAGCTTCTATAATCTGTCTTAGCCTTATCTGGTATTCATCATGATACAATTCTGGCTCAAACTCTTTGTCCATGGAGTTAATAAGCATTTTTGCCATATCCAGTTCTTGCTGCTGCAATTCGGGGTGCGCCGGTTCCTTTGGGATTTCCTTCACCTCATCCGCGAAAAATAGGGTTTCCACAAGCATTCCCTTTGGCGTGGGAATTAGACACAGTAGCTTTTCGGATTGCCCCATGACTGTCTTTGCTATTGCCACCTTACCCTCATCAAACATGGCCTTACGGAGTAATTCATAGGCTTTGTCTCCGCCAGCCTCTACAACTGCATGATAAGTTTTGTCAAAATAAATAGGACGTATATTTTTAATGTCTGTAAAATGCAAAATCTGTATGGTTTTATCCTTCTCGGTTTTCGCCTTCTCAAAATCTGTGTCAGTCATCGTTACATACTGACCAGGTGCAAACTCAAAGCCTTTGACAATATCCTGAGTGCCTACTTCTTTCCCACAGTTGGCACAGACTTTTTTATACTTGACTCTTGACCCATCCTCCTTGCATAATTGGTTAAAATGGATGTCATTATCCTGCGTGGCCGTGTGTAGCGCCACCGGGATGTGTACAAGGCCAAAACTGATTGCCCCTTTATGCGCTGCTGGCATATAATCACCTCTCTCTTTTTTAGGTGTAGTATGTCCAGTTAAGTTAAGATATATCACATAGCCATTGATGATGAGTTACTGACAGTCATAGTCCAAAATCCCAGTAGCGCATAATAATTTAGACCAATCTCATGGCGCTGATTTTTACATGATACAGTGCAACGGTATTGGGCATATTCGCGGTATTTGTCTGGTTTTTTCGTGCAGATATAGTTTTCTATTTTATAGCATGGTGCATCCTTGTCGAGTGAGAGCTTAAGCCATAGGGGCTGTGTATCACCGTCAGTATTAAAAGATGCAATTACATAGACACGTTTGGTCATGATATCACTCCTTTAATGATATTATACGAACATACGTTCTTTTTGTAAAGGGGTTAAACCATACCATTTTATCGACCTTACCAATTCGGATGTTGTGGGGTATAATATGGCTATCTAATTCTGGAGGTATTCTATGATTCAAGACACTTTCGTTATTTATAGTTCACGTAGAGCAGCAGCAGACATGTTTGAGGCCATTAATCTTATTCCAGAGCAAATGAATTTTCATGGCCTATATTATGTGGACGAAGAGACAGCGGCTGCCAACCTGGAGATGGCAGCCTTACACGCTATATTGATGACGGGGTATGAAATTATGTAGTGATAATGCATTTCCCGCAGTCCTTCACAACGCCGCATATTAATGCATCTTCTTTTACATGACAGTATCCCCCACACTTACAGGTGCATTTCCAGATTCTTTGGTCTTTGCTTTTCCAGGACCATTTTGTCGTGAGACTTCCAAACGTCATTTCTGGTATTACTTTCATATGTATCAGCTCCTTCCAGTTTATTATATCATTGCGTTTATTTTCCACAACTGGTATATATTTCCAGTGGTATTTTGGGTCTAAAGTGGTATATTCGTATTTATGAAGATACTGCTTGACGAACTCATGCAAAAGAGAAGATTGACAGAGCGTCAGGTCAGCATCATGACAGGGTTGTCCCCGTCTACGGTGCATGAAATACGGAAAGGGGCCATGCCGCGAGTGGACACTCTGGAACTGCTGGCAAGGGGCTTGAAGGTAAAATTTTATGACCTTCTTGAGACCGATTGCCTATAAAATTAAATAAGTGCTCGGAATTCCGAGCAAGACAGAGGGAAATTTAGTTAGCTGCGTTCTCCAATTAAAGACAAGAATTTATCTTAAAAGGAGGGCGCAGACATGGTGTTTATAAGAAGTGTAATGGATATGGATATACGCAAATCTCTAGTATTTTTATAGGTGAACCTACCTTTGCAAAGGAGAAAATCTTATGGCATATCCAATAGACGAGGACAAGTTTGTCAACATATGTATGAAAGAAATAGGTGAACATGATGAAGTTGACGAGAAGGTAGCTCGGGCGGTAGTTGCTACTCTTAATTGGGTCCATTACAAATGGGGAGATATCAGCAATCAGAAAAAAGCTGATACTACTAATAGTTAAAAAGTGTCGTGGATTGTAAAGATGTATTCAATATAATTGTAAACGGTTAGTCACAAGTTAGTCACAAAATTTTTAAAAACAACGTAAAAACGTTAGTTTAGGGACGCTGCTTTGTAATTAATACTTATCCTCCCCTTTTTAAATCAGCTCCGGTGCCAGTGGCGTGCCGGGGCTGATTTTTTAAACACAGGGGCTTTGCCGGGGCGGAGATTTTTGATACTGCATATCTGATACATGTTTCCCACTGTCATGGTACATACTATCCCAGAGGTGATGAAAATGAAACAGGGAGAGCAGAAATCCACAAAAGAACTGGAAGAGCAGGCAAAGAATGTAGAGACTTTCAATCCCAGATGGCACGATGGCGAGTATCTGGGGCCTAACACACTGAGACAGAAAGCAGAAACTGAGGTTTATGGGAAAATGGAAGAGGAGCCGTAGGGCTTCTCTTTTTTGGGCTTTGGACTGTCAAAACCTGTTCAGCTTAATATACTGATAGTAAGACAAGTAACAGGAGGAAAGTGTGTATGCAGATAACGGATTATGTAAAGCCGGAGCTAATTGTGGTGGCTCTTGTGCTGTATTTTGTGGGCATGTGGATTAAGCAGAGTGAGGCGGTGAAGGACAGATATATCCCCTTAATCAACGGCGGCCTGGGAATTGTCATATGCGGGATTTATGTGCTTGCCACAAGTACATGCCGGTCTGGGCAGGAAATTTTCATGGCAATATTTACCGCCATAACCCAGGGAATCCTGCTGGCAGGGCTGAGCACGTATGTCAATCAAATCATAAAGCAGATAGGCAGGGAGGAATAGAAGGGGGAATCCATGGGGTATCACTGTTCTGAATCTGTTTTAAGATATGTGGACCTGCAATGAATGCGCTATGTCTGAATAAGATATTGTAAAAGGCTGCGGGTATTAATATGACAACAGAGCAGTATATTATCACATTTTTTGGGATTGATACAAAATATTACACAGACGACTTTGTGGGAAGATGCTGGGAAATGGCTGCGGACGAGGAGTACGGCTCCACAGGAGTCTATGTCACCGGGACAGTGACAACGCACAGCTTGATATGCGGTGAGATACGCGGCTGCCAACTGGGGAAAGTAGGGCATTGTGTCTCTGCTGTCAGGAACCCGGTGGAGGTGGCTGATAGCGGAACCTATAAGAAGTCGCTCATAAATGTTATAAACAGGACAAGAAGTTTGCTGGATAACCCAAATATGAGTATTATCATCAATGAGGTGGAATATTTTTATTTTTGTCAGATATAAACTGGGGGAGGCGTCAGATATTGTTTGAATCTGGAGCCCTCATCCGCGGATGGACAAGGTGTGGGAGGAGGAGGAGAGGTCAAAAAGCCTTAAAAAAGGGAGGAGCCGGTCAGGATTTCTCCTGCCGGCTGTATTATGAAAAAAAGTCTGATTAGCAATATCAACTTACAAGATATAGTATATGGGCTAAATATGAGCATCCTATGAGCATCCTGTAGCGAAAATATGAACGATTTGTAAGAAAATTGTGAATATCAGCCACAGGATATCAAAAAGGAACCTAATCGGTTCCTGTCATGATCTCTTTCATTTGCTGGGTTACGGGGCGATAACCGTCATTGCTGAAAAGACCGTTGAATATGCTGTCGCCCAAAGCCAATATAAGGAGAATAACCGCCAGGATGATGAGTGCCTTGGTGAAGAATTTCATTTTAATACCTCCTGTGGTGTGATTGATAGGTCAGTTTACTAGATAATATATCCTAATCATACTACATTATAAATCATGGGGCAATATTTTGGGGACACAAATAAAATGGTAAATAAAACAGCGGCAAATGAAATATGGATGGAGGAACCGTAAAAGGGAACCATAAAAAGGAATTATAAAAAGAAAACGGTTTGCATCCACATTCAATCCACCGGTTATCAACATACTTATCCACATTATCCACTGAAAACACAAGATAATCAGGATTGATATTGTGTTTATCTATATATAGTGGTATTATGGCTGTGGATAAGTGGCAGAGAGGAGTTTATTTATAAATATGAAGGGATTGGATATTTATAAGTAAGGTCATTCTGGAATTATCCACGACAAAGTGGATGGAAGTGACATAATTAAAAGATGAGAAATTGTAACGTAGTGTATTTGATTACGAGGTGGACGAAATGATGATATTATCATTAAAAATCAAGCTCCATGCGCCCTGGGTTCATTCATTGAAAGAAAAACGCATGGTTGTTAAAAGCCTGCTGTCTAAAATGCGGAACAAATTTAACGTGGCTGTGGCAGAGGTGGGAGAGCAGGATATACACCAGACCATTGTCATTGGTGTGGCTGCTATCGTACCGCATAGCGCCCAAGCCGACAGTGTGATGGAGGAGATACGGTATTTTATAGAAGAGAGTACGGAAGCTGAGATTACGGATATGGAAAGAGAGATATTTTAACCAGCATGATGGCAGTACCTATGAACGTATGGCCTGGGAACTGAGGGATGGTAGGTGGATAGGAACGGAATCTGGAACGGGGAAGAGAATGATAGTAATTGAAAAACTGCTTGCAGAGAAGGGATTAGGCCAATCGGTTTAGTCCCTTTTTGAGCAATTGTATTCAGAATAATAAAAAATGTGCCAAGACCCTGTAAAAACAAAGGTTCCGGCACAAATATCCAGTGGAGACAACAGGACTCGAACATTTGTTTCTATTAAAAAGTACGTAAATACGTTGTTTTTGGACATATTGAAATTAGCTGTCTTCAAATTTGTCTTCAAAAATAAGTGAGGAAAGGAGTAGACAACACTGTATCTAAAATTTGTAAATATCATATCCGAATTTGGTATTTACCATCAAATATTTGGACATCTAAATAAGTCCATGAGTATGTAGCAGCATCGCATATTCACGGGCTTATTTTAGTGCGCCAAAAACTAATTAAACGCCCATGTACAGCACTCGTATATGAACCTAAGAACGGAACACACAACGCATTTAAACCCGTTCTCGTCCATTCTGGTGCGTTACAGGGGCATTGTAGGAGCACGATTTGAAATGGTAGTTTCATATGATATCGAAAATTAAAAATGGAGGTAATTGTATGTACGGAAAGGTAACAAAGTATTTTAGCGACAAGGGGTATGGATTCATACGTGGTGAGGATGGCAATACATATTTCATACACAAGTCAAATCTGTATGGAGAACATATTGAATGTGGGTACTATGTGCACTTTAAAGTGTTCATCAATGGCAGGAGCGATTATAATGCGAAATCTGTAATAGTTATCGAAGCTCCGGAAAGGAAGGTAAGGAATGGCAAGAAGCATAAGTAACATGGACCAACTGGCCTCTGCCCTGGCTCCGGTTATGCAGAGTATGGTTAATCAGATGGCAGACAAGGTATATGAGACACTGAACTTTTATTTACAGGACTACTATACAGGCTGGACACCATCGAGCTATCGGAGAACAAGAGATTTTCTATATTCGGCAGTGAAAACAGAAGCAAGGATGCAAGGGAATAAGTATGTGGCTTACATCTATATTGACTATGACGCTATGGATAATTATGTAAATGCTACAGGGTTCCAAGTGGCTACCTGGGCGAATGAGGGATTGCATGGTGGATTATCAGTAAGCCATAAGCCCCATGTGTGGAATGATACCATGAAGCATACAGTTGATAATGGTTCGTTGCTTAAAGAGGCGATTCAATATATGAAGGCCAAAGGATTAAATGTAAAAGGATAATATTGGGAGGAAATTACATATGGAATTAAAAGACAGAGTAGTGGTTATTGATGAAAAGAATATGGCAGGACTATCATGCCTTTATGGAGAAATGAATATTGATGAGCTGGGGCAGATTGTAAATAAGCACTTAAGTGTATGCTTGGATGAAATCAAGGAGGATATAGCTATGGCTAATAGAATACCGCATTGCAGCGAGTGTGAATATTTGAAATGTGTTGACTTTATGTATAAGAATTACTACTGTGACCATGAGGACAGAGAAAATGATATGGGATATGTTGGCGTGGATAATCCACCAAAGACAAGTCCTGTATGGTGTCCAAAGAGATCAAAATTAAACATTAAGGGAGGATTGAACAATGGCAGGTAAAGAAGATATTGTAACGAGGATTGCGCATAAATCCGGGCTGACGAAGAAAGCAACCTATAAACTTATGGAAGCTTTTAAGGATGTATTGACGGAGACATTGTTGGATGGAGAACGGTTTCACATCCATGGATTATTAACATTGAAGCCAGAGTATAAGGAAGAGTGTATAAGATATAATCCAAAGACACGGGAGAAAGTAGTAGTCCCACCACATATAAAGGTGAAAATGGTTATAGGGTCGGAATTGGAAAGAGCGTTATTTGATGTGGAAGATAACCAAGAGGATTAACTTTACTATGATTAAGCTATTCCTAACTGGCTGGAAGTAAAATAAAACCAGTATCAGAAGTTCAAGAATAAATCTATCGCGTAATTCTACGCAAGATTTCACAGAAAAAATCAATAAGTATATATGTGGTATTTACAAGACTAAAACCCAATTGGGGGTGAGTTGGTAAACTAAATTTCGTTCCCCCAAATTGTGGAGTGATTCTATAAACTGGGTTCATTCCATATTTGACAAAATTCCAATACTATTGAAATAGATTTGGTCCGTCAATTCTGACGAATCAAACTTACCATAGATATGCTAAATTTAGCATACCTTTAAATGGTTTGCATCGGTTTTGACGGCTCCAAAATGGGGGGAAGAGGTAAAAGGGTAGGGGAGATAACTAATATATCTGTGTTATTACCCCTACCCTTTTACCCCTAACGTTGTCAAGCGCTAATTTAAAGGCAGTATGAGAAATCGTGCTGTCTTATTTAATGCAAAGAAATAAGGAGATTTACAGAAGTGGAAGAAACCAAAATATGTAATAAATGCAATAGAGAACTGCCAATAGATAAATTCAGACTGGTAAAGGGACAATTCCATAACCCATATTATTTAGGTCAGTGTAAAGAATGTGAGTATAAGAACCAACGTAAACATTTAGAGGAAAGGAATAGAATTACATTTTCTGACCACTTGGAATTACTGATAGATTTTCAATATAAGAAAATTAAACCAGAAAGAATTCTTGACTTGTCCAAGACTAAAATAATCCCAATTGGAACAGATGAAATATTCGTGAAGCTCATGGACTATAAAAATGCATGGCTATCCAATTATGGCAGGATAATTGGATATTCAGACGGTCAATATAGCCTCAAGCTTGGAAGTCATGATAAGAATGGAAATCTGTTTTACTGTCTTATGAAAGATGAGTATTCAAACGGGGGATGGAAATATAGTAAAAGCTACCTATATGCAGCAAAAGCTGTTATCGATGAATTTATAGTAAACCCTGACAAGAGCAACAATGTGTATATATGGCATAGTGGCTTAAATAGAGAAGATAATTATTATAGGAACCTCTATCCTCTGAATAGGGAACAGTATAGGGTTGTTAAAAGTCACTTCCTTAAAACTGGAAATGATTCAGAAAACTTTATCCGAAGTGTCATAAACGAAGTGAAATTTAAACCCGATGATTGGAGTAAAAAAGCTATGCGGCCTGTTATGTGCAAGGTCGGATATCGTGGGAGTGAAGATGTTAACTGCAAATCAGAAACATATTTACGTTGGCATGATATGATGAACCGATGTTACAACGAAAAATTTCACGCAAGACAACCTCAATATAAAAATTGTACTGTATGTGAGGAATGGCACAACTTCTGCAATTATAGACTATGGTATGAAGGGAATAAATACGGAGATGAACCGTTGGATCTGGATAAGGATATCCTTTTTAAAGGTAATACGATCTATAGTCCGGAGACTTGTGTATTAGTTCCTCATATAATCAATACACTATTTTTGAATGGCAAAAGCAATCGTGGTGAATGTCCTATAGGCGTTTTTCTGGATAGCGATAAAAGAAAATATCGTGCTTGTGTAGCGTTTGGGGGTATGAGTGTAAAACTTGGAACTTTTGATACGGCTGATGCAGCGTTTGCGAGGTATAAAGAATACAAAGAGGATTTGATTAAGGACATGGCAGAGCAATATAAGGGTATGATACCACATAAGGTATATGAGGCTATGATGAATTGGAAGATTGAGGTTACGGATTGATTAATAGGCATATCGGATAGTGATTATCTGGTATGCCTTTATTTTTGTTTGAAATATTAATCTACAGAAGGTATACTTTAAAAGAGAGAGCAGGATGATGGAGGTATATAGTATGCCTAAAAAGAATACAGGTTTAGAATATGAAAAGATGGCGCAAATAGTATTTCAGCAAATTGTGAATTCTGATCTAAAAGTTTTTCAGAATATCGAAGTAAAACATGATATTGATATAAAAGGAAAAACCGCTATGCACCAAATAGATGTTTATTGGGAATTTGAAATGGGTGGAATCATATATAGAAATATAGTTCAAGCAAAAGATTGGAAATCAAAAGTGCCACTAAAAGAAATGCTGGCATTTAAAGCTATACTTGATGATCTGCCTGCCGGGACAGCTGGAATATATGTATGCAAAAGTGGATATCAAAGTGGTGCAGTAGATTATGCTAAAATGCATGGCATTAATATTTATGAATTACGTGAACCAAAAGATGAGGACTGGAAAGGACGTTTAAAAACAATTGTTCTGCATATAACAATGGAATTACCTATTTATAATAACATTCACATTGTAATGGATGAACAGTGGATAGATGTCAATCTTCCTGAAATAAACAAAGAGGATTTGAAAATAGGTGTTTACAAAGGCGAACTAAACTTTCAACTTTTTAATCGTGATTTTGAGAAAATTCCAATGGACAAGTTTTTGTATAATAGAGCTAGAGGAAAAGGAATAGAGAAGGAAGAACGAGTTGCTATTGATTTTGAGAAAACAGGTGAACCAGTTTATATAAAGACAGGACATATAAATCAATATATAAAATTGAGTGGAATATATTTTGATTTTAGAATATCTAAATCTACAGAGACGCTTACAATTGATGCTACTGACGTGGTGGGTATGATATTGAAAGATATTATATCTGGAGACAGAAGGACATTTGATACACATATGGTCTTGCGATAGGTATTCCAAAAAAATATTGGAGTTGTAAGTATAGTATACAGATAATATATCAAAGTGGCAGCAGATAATTTAGGTGTAAATGTTATACCGGATTATATTTATGATATATTGCTGAAGGTGAAAGTGGAACCGTATTAACCAGAATATTTTTTCTATTGTCTAAGCAAAGATTATCGGTTAATATATACTTATTAATTATTCTAGGGGGAAGAAGATGAGGAAAAGCTACATATCATTAGTAGGACTTATTAGCATTATGCTTGCAGGATGTGGTAATTCAAATGACCTGATGTCACAGAATGAAACATTGAAAGCCCAAGTGGAAAGTTTATCATATGAAAAAGAAAGCATGTCATCTGCTATTGAGTCGTTATCCATAGAACTCGATTCTGAAAAAGAGAAGTTAAAAACATTACAAGCCTCAATAGAAGAATCAAAAGCAGAGGTGGAGATACGACAAGAGGATGTAACTGTTAGTGTGACAGATAAAAATACCAGTACTGGGAAATATGGTCAAATGTACTGCACAACGGTATTTGAAGTAACAAATAATACAGAGAAGGACATACAGGGTGTTGAGGGAGATTTAAAAATAAATGATTTATTTGGTAAAGAGATACTGACACTTGGATGTGACTTTACTGGAAAAACTATACCATCTGGCGAAAAAGTGGTTTTTGATGATATGACATATGATGTAAATAAGTTTATAAACATTGACATGCAATATTATAATACAGATTATAAGGATTTAAAGTTTGAATATACTGTCACCCAAATTGTATTTACAGATGGAAGTGTCAAAAAGTAGTGTAAAATTTTTAGTATATCGGATAGTGATTCACCTTTATGCTGGTTTTATTTTTGATTACAAAATAACATATTAACTATACTCTGAGGAGATAAAAATTTGCTGCTTTTTCATGATGCAGGTGTAAGTGTGGAAGGAGTGCCAGGACACAAAACACTGTGTTTCTATTTAACTGGTTGTTTAAATCATTGTAAGAATTGTCATTATCCAGAATTACGTGATTCCAAGTATGGGGAATGTCTGAAGGATAAGTTTTATCATATTGTTGAACTTTATATAGATTATATATCTTGTGTTGCATTTATGGGTGAGGGGACAATACAAGATAGAGATGAACTTATCTCATATGCCAAGTACGTACAAGATAGAGGTTTAAAGAATTGTTTGTATTGTGGGCGTAATGTAAGGATAGAAGAGTGGATGAGTGTTTTTGATTATATTAAGACAGGTGCCTATATAGAAAAAGCAGGTCCTTTAACTAAATCGGGAACAAATCAAAGGATGTTCTACAAAGATGGTAGTTCATATGTTGACATAACTTATAGATTTTGGAATGCTTAAAGAGACAGAAGAATTAGGGATTAGGCTACGGCTTAGTCCCTTTTTTCTCATTGCTTATATCAATTAAAGGAATCTGGAGCAAAGGTTCCTTTATTTTTTTGCCATTTTCATCTATAGTGGAATAAGGACAGGTACTTTTTAATTTTGCATGTAAAGTATACCCCCTCTATAAACACATAAAAGGATTTAATTAGAAGATTGTATGCTATATTTCTGATAAATAATATAGAAAGTGATATAAAAGTGCGATATAATGTAAAAATAAATGTTTGGAGGGATAAAATCATATGTCAGATATAATGGTTAGGTTTTTGAATGAAAGCTATACTTTTCCAGAAGAATTAAAACAATATGTTATTTATTGTAATGAATTTGAAAAAATTAATAATAGATTACAAAAAGAGCTTATTTGTACGATGAAGAAGAAGCCTTATGATCAGGGTGGATCTGATGCGATGGGTGATATTGAGAGCAGATTAAAAGAAGCGATGATATGTGAAGGAAAGAAAGTTATTACTATGTTGTCCCAAAATGGTATTTTTGATGTGACAGAGACCGACATTATTAATTCTAACAAAGGCTTTATTCATTATGAGGAAACATATAAGGCAATGATGGATGGAGCCAAACAGATCTTAATTGAACATATGCAATCATATCTTAGTGGGTTTGAGGATGCCCAAACTTCAGCATATTCTCAGGTTACAGGTGCTGGTATTTCCATCTGGTCTAATAGCATACTTGCGCATGCTACATTAGCCGCTTATGAAGCGAGCACTGTGAAAAGGCAGTGTGCAAAGGCTGATAAAGATTATGAGATGGCTATGGAAGATTTGAGTAGAAGAACAGAGTCGGAAGAAGAAAGAAAATATACTGAACTGTTTGCAACAAAAGTTTATCCGGAAATAGCAGCGTCATTTGGGATGTATGTTAGTGAACTTATGACATATTATTTGAAAAAATTACAAACACATTCTATGTATGATTATTCAAAAGTAGTTTCATATGATATGAAGCGTTCTTCTGAATTACTCAATAATATACTATTAGTAGATGATAAAAAACCTGTTTTAATAGAGGCATTTAAGTGTTGCCCATATAATCCAGATATATATGCAAAAGTTCTTGAAGTGGGATTATGTGATATAGATACATTCAAAACAGCAAAGGAGTTTTATCAAGATAGCGTACTTATTGAAGTGTTAGAAGATTATTGTAAGAAAAGTTTACATAGTGATACTATATCAAATGCCATTAAAATATTAGCAGACTACAAAAGATGCAGTGAAATAGATATTTTATATTCTTTATATAGTAATGAACTGGAAATAATAAAAAAGAACTATTCAATAGCAAAAGTTTTGACATACAACATGAAAGAATTAGATAAATGGATTCGAGATAATATAAACCAGAATATGGATACTATCATTAATACTAGTATTGATGATGTTGAAAACAAGGTTACCTGCTTCATGGATTCGTTTGTAAATGAAAAGCAGTTTATAAAATTTGCTGATATGAATTTGCTCTCAATTGATGATGTAAGGTTAACGAATAGTAGTGAGGCAGAAATAAGTAAAATTAATCTCGAAATAAAAAGATGTATTATTTCCTCTGTATTATCATATATAGAAAAAGCGAGAGGATTAAGGAAACAATGTGATGCCGCTTATGCTGTATTTAATAGCGAGATTAAGAAGCGAAATGAAGCTATTGTGGAAAAGTATAATGAATTAAAATCCGTAGGTGTATTTGCGTTGTCAAAAAAGAAAGAGCTAAAAGCTATTATTTTTGATATGGAATCTGAATTGTCTAAATATAGGGTAGAAAATGAACCGAAAGATTTAGAAAAGGCATATTATAGGATGTATAGTTAACTATAATAATGGGGCCAGTATTGTAAAATTTATAGAATAATGTATTCTGTTTTCATGCTCTTATGGCTTTTGGGCTGTTAATCATTGCTTACCTTTATTTTTAATAATCGTAAGTAACGTTTTTCTTTAAAGTCCTGGAAACAGGCATAGAAAAACCACCCTTGTATACTTGGCTAGTTGAGAGGGTGGAGTTTCTGTTTTTTTCTGAGGTCCAATCCCTTTGTGGGTGGTTGTCTCTTTTATGTCTATAAGATGGATGTAATAGTTAGTCATAAGAAAGTAGGAAGATGATTGCTTTATTGAGGTTGAATGTGCTTTAGAAATTACCAATTTTACCTTGCATTTTATATAATATAGTTAAGTCATTGAAAAAATCATCATTAAGCTTATACTGTTTGAGTACTCCTACAGGTCGCATACCTTTATCTAAATCATTTACTAATGAAGGAGAGATCCAATATTTATCCAAATCAAGAGTTGAAAGCTCACCGTAGTAATTAGAAGATAACATAAAGTTTGAATTAGAATATATGTTTGTTTGAAAGTAATATTTTTCACAATCTATCAGTGTTTTATTGCCATTATGAATAAAAGTTAGTAAAGTGTCTTTATCATCGGGCGAAAGACTATCGATATATTTATTTATAGCATTGATAGTATCCTTATTTTGCTGTTCTTTAGTAAGCTGCGTATATCTTCTTCTATAGAACCTGATAAACATATTATGTGTGATTATGCCAATTTTTTTAACACATAGAACGATTAAAAAATAAATGCAAAAGGCTAAAACCATTAAAGGTGTTTTACCTAATTTGAGTAACGCCCAATGATTATCTGGGATATATAATATCGTTACAATAGCTCCAGCTATAGAAATTACAGATGATACCATGTACTTTTCAATAAATGGTTTAAGAATATCTGCAAGTTTATCCAT